GATAGAAACACAAGCAATATTCCTGAAAACGATGTTGCAAACAAACTTGGAGTTTCCTTAGTTTGGAGCGTCGGTGGTGGCAAAATTCAAAGTTCTAGCGATTTAGTAAAAAAAATAAAAGAAAGGAGTTGATATGAAAATAACATTTGACGATACAGAACATGATGTTGAAAAAAATGAAGATTTGACAAATGAAGTACAAACAGATTCACAATTAAAAGATTTGATTGTGAATTATGTCGGAACAAAAAAGAACCCAGAAAGCGATGAAGTAACTTTACAATTGGTTTTGGATACTTTTAGCGAAGAATTTCCGGAGTTTGTTTTACCTTTAGCAGAAGAAAATTTCATCAGAGGCTACAATCAGGCATTGTTTGATATCGAAGAGGGCAATAAAGCTATGGAAGAGATAAAAAAACAAGAAAATGACCAAGATTAAAGAATATCTAAAAAATAAAAAAATAATTCACGAGGAANGAAATATAACTCTCCACANTGATATACCAGTGTATGTAAAAGATAAACTTTTAAACAATGGCATAAGCCTATCTAGTGTCATTACAAAAGTTGGTCAAACTGTACCAAAATATTTTGTACATGGCTTAGACTCAATTTACGTTGGCGATTTTGAACAATTTAGAGATAGAGGCATAAATGCTTTTTATGACAACGGATCTCTCTACATCTCTAATTTTCAGGACGACGAAGACGATATGATTGATGATATTGTTCATGAAATAGCTCACCACGTTGAAGAGAATCATGGTATGGACATTTACGGCGACGGTCGTCTTGAGCGAGAATTTTTAGGAAAAAGAAAGAAGCTATACTACCTTTTAGATGCCGAAGGTTATGATGTAAAAATAAGAGATTTTCTAAATCCAGATTTTTCTAGGGAATTTGATGAATTTTTGTCTCAAGACATTGGATACTTGAATCTAAGAGGAATTACCCAAGGTCTTTTCTATTCTCCTTACGCTGCAACTTCCCTTCGAGAGTATTTCGCAAATGGTTTCGAGAACTTTCACATAAAAAAAGATTATAATTACTTGCAAATCATGTCCCCTGTGTTGTATAATAAGATAGAAAACTTATTAGACAAGGCATAAAATGACACACATTTCGTATTCTGAGTTGAAAAACTGGTGGACATGCCCCCACAAGCATAAACTAACTTATATCGATAAAATTGACGGCTTTCAAGGGAATCATTATACAGCCTTTGGAACAGCACTTCACGATGTGTGTGAGAGCATGCTTTTGGATCCTAAAGTTGAAAGCGAAGCCGTAAAGTTATTCGAGTCAAATTTCTTTGATCAAATCAAATCCTTAAAAGATAAAGACATTTCATTCGACAAAGAAATGACAAGAGACATGTATATCCAAGGGAAGGATATAATCCCAGAGATAATGCCAGCAGTTGAAGATTATTTTGAAGAATACGAAGTTTTCTCAACTGAGGAAAAGATTTATGAAGATATTGAAGATGTCGAGGGTGATTATAAGTTCAAAGGTTATATCGACCTTGTGATCAAGACTAGTGACAATAAATATCATATTATTGATTGGAAAACATGCACTTGGGGCTGGAATGCAAAGAAGAGAGCAGACCCACAAATCACCTATCAATTGACTTTCTACAAACACTTTTTTGCCAAAAAGCATGGCATTGACCCTAAGATGATCGAGACTCATTTTGCTTTACTGAAAAGAACAGTGAAAAAAAATAGAGTTGAGATATTTAGAGTCACAAGCGGGAATATAAAAACCGAAAATGCTCTTAACATATTATATAAAGCAATACATAATATCGGAAGAAAGGTTTTTGTAAAAAACCGCTTATCCTGTAAATACTGTGAGTTTTATGGGACAGAACACTGTACATGAGGTAAACGTGAGCGATAAAAAAACGATCCTAGTTCTTAGCGATCACCCCCTAAGCCCTTCCGGAGTCGGAATACAAACAAAATATATGATTGAAGCGATGCTAAAGACTGGAAAATATAGATTTTTCTGTCTGGGTGGAGCAATCAAACATGAAGACTATCGTCTTGTAAAGACAGAGCAATGGGGTGATGACTGGCTAATCCAGCCTATTGATGGATATGGTACTCCCGATATGATTAGATCTGTTATTAGAAATGAAAAACCATCCATGGTTTGGTTTATGACAGACCCAAGATTCTGGGGATGGCTGTGGCAAATGGAAGATGAAATTAGACCACTGGTCCCAATGGTGTATTATCATGTTTGGGATAATTTCCCAGCCCCCACGTATAATAAACCATGGTATGACTCAACAGATACAATTGCCTGTATTTCTAAAGTGACAAAGCAAGCTGTTGATGAAGTGGTACCAGATCATAAAGATGTTTGTTATCTGCCGCACACAGTGGATACAGAAATATTTCATAAATTGGATGACGCCCAAATAGAGGAGCGTAAAAAAGCAGGCTTTTCGTCTTTAGATAATATGAAAGATAGAGTTGTATTCTTTTGGAACAATAGAAATGCGAGACGTAAACAAAGTGGCTCTCTTATCTACTGGTTCAAGGCGTTTCTAGATGAAGTGGGGCATGATAAGGCAACACTATTGATGCACACAGATCCTAAAGATGTGCACGGGCAAGATCTTGAGTATATTATTCACCACTTGGGTCTAGATCAGGGACAAGTTTACCTTTCAAGGCAAAAAATTGCACCCGAAGAATTGACAATAATGTACAATATCTCTGACTGCACGATCAGTGTATCAGATGCAGAGGGATTTGGTCTTGCCACTTTGGAATCTCTTGCATGTGAGACACCTATTATTGTCACTATGACAGGTGGTCTTCAAGAGCAAGTAACAGATGGAGAAGATTGGTTCGGGATCGGACTGGAACCAACTTCAAAAGCAATTATCGGTTCTCAGGAGATCCCTTTTATATATGAGGACAGACTCTCACAGGAAGTTGTGGTTGATGCCCTCAAGAAAATGTACAATATGTCAAAAGAGGAAAGAAAAGAGCTTGGTAAAGCAGGAAGAGAGCATGTGCTAAAGAACTATAGCCCAGAAAAATATGCTAAAGAGTGGGAAGAAACTTTTGATAGAATTATTGAACAGCACGGATCTTGGGATACAAGAAAGGGCTACAAAGCATGGGAGTTAATTGAGGTATAAAATGAAAAAAAAGATTTTAGTAAAAGGACCTATATTGTCTAGAAGCGGATACGGTGAACAAACGAGATTTGCTGTTAGATCTCTACGCAGCTATGAAAAATATCTAGATATTTTCATCATTCCCACTACTTGGGGTAAAACTGGATGGGTGTGGGAGGAGAGCGAAGAAAGGGAGTGGATCGATGAGAGAATTAAAGCAACAGCCATCTATCTCAATCAAGGCGGTCAGTTTGACATGTCTTTGCAAGTTACGATTCCAAATGAGTGGGAAAAATTAGCCCCTGTAAATATCGGATACACTGCTGGGATTGAAACAACAAAAGTAGCGCCACAGTGGATTGAGAAAAGTATGATAATGGATAAGATTGTTGTTGTATCCAATCATGCAAAGGAAGTCTATGAGAGCACAAGCTATACCGCTCAAGATAAAAACACTGGGAAAACAGTCGATAACTTTAGATGTCAGGCACCAATAGAGGTGGTAAACTACCCAGTAAGAGCCATCGGAAACCCGGATAGCTTAGATCTTGAACTAGAAACAGATTTCAACTTCTTAGTCTCATCTCAATGGGGTCCCAGAAAGAATATTGACAACACTATTAAGTGGTTCGTTGAAGAATTTCATGATCAAGAAGTTGGTCTTGTTGCTAAACTAAATTGGCACAATGATTCTGTAAATGATAGAATTGGAACAACTTTAAAGCTCAAGAATATGCTGTCTCAATACAAGGATAGAAAATGTAAAGTTTATCTTCTACATGGTTCTTTTACTGATCAAGAAATGGCTGATCTTTATGCTCATCCAAAAATCAAAGCATACGTCTCTCTGACACACGGTGAAGGATATGGTCTACCTCTTTTTGAAGCAGCTTATCACGGGTTACCAATTATTGCTCCCGACTGGAGTGGACATTTAGATTTTCTTTATATGCCTGTCAAAGATAAAAAATCTAAAAAAGAGAAAATGAAAGCAATGTTTACGAAAGTTGATTACAAGCTTGCCCCAATCCCTCCTGAAGCTGTTTGGGATGGTGTACTTCAAGCTGATTCAATGTGGTGTTATTCGGATCAAGGCTCTTACAAAATGAAGTTGAGAGAAATGAGAACCAAATATACTCACAAAAAGAAACAAGCCGAAAAGCTACAGCAGTGGATTCTAAAAGATTTTGAAGCTTCTAAGATGTATGATAAGTTTGCTAATGCCGTGGTGCCTTTTAAAGAATTTGAGGAAGCTGAAGAGCAGTTAGATGCTTTGTTGGAAGGGATCATATGAGCAAAAAGAAATATATTTTTATAGCAGATATGTTTCTTGAAGATTATACAGGGGGTGCTGAACTATCTACAGGCGCACTTGTTGGTAAAGCGGTAGAAAACAATATATCATGTGCCCTAGTTCATTCTCATGATGTTACTGAAAGTGTCTTAGATCAAAACAAAGATTGCCATTTTGTAGTTTGTAATTTTGCAAACTTGGGTGAATTAGAAAAAGTTCACATGTGCAAAAACAATTCATATTCTATTATTGAGTATGATTATAAGTTTTGTAAATATAGGTCAATGGAAAAACATTTCGCAGCCGAACAAAAAGAGTGCGACTGTGAAATAAAATCAAACATTGCGCTTTATGCATACGCAGAAAAAATATGGTTTATGAGTGCCAAACAAAGAGAAATCTTTTTTGATAACATGAAATTTTTATCAAAGAAAAAGAGTGAAGTCCTTAGTTCAATCTTTGCCAGTACGGATATTAGATTCATAGAGACACTTTCTCATAACGAAAAGAATGATAAATTCATCATATTAGATTCAGACTCTTGGATCAAGAATACCAAAAGCACTATTGATTTTGCTGAAAAGAACAATATGAATTATGAGTTGGTAAAAAATCTCCCCTATCATGAACTGTTGATTAAGTTATCTACATCAAAGGGATTGATTTTCTTACCATCCGGAGGCGATACATGCCCCAGAATAACAATAGAAGCTAAACTGTTGGGGGGGGATGTCATTGTCAACGAGAACGTCCAACATGCACAAGAGGAATGGTACAAAACAAATGAGTCTTGTTTGAAATATGTAAAAGAGACTTCGCAAAGATTTTGGGATTATTATGAAAAATAAAACAATAGTTGTCATGGGAAATGGTCCATCTCTAAAAGATGTAGATTTTGATATGCTGAAAGGAGTGGATACTTTCGGACTAAACTCGGCATATAGAGCATATGAGAGAATGAATTGGTGGTCAACATATCATGGATGCTTTGACTATCGTGTTACCGATAACCACAAGGAAAGTTTTCAAAACTTAATAGATAATAGCCCAATAAAAAAATGCTTTTATATAAGAGATTATTTTGGTCCACATGAAAAATTTCAACATATAAATATGCAACCATTTGGATCTACAAACAAAATAAATCAAAGTCCTGAAGATTTTTTGTCATTCCATGACAATGGAAACTCCGGAGCAAATGCAAGCTCTGTTTCAATTTGTATGGGTTATAATAAAATTATTTTACTTGGAGTTGACTGCAATTACGTTGAATTTATTGACGGCTGTGAAAAAGATGGTGTTGGGCTGAAGATCAAGGAAACTCCGGATAAAAATCCAAATTATTGGTTTGACGACTATCAGCAAGCTGGCGATGAATATAATGTTCCAAGAGGTTTAGATTTCCACTTACCAACATGGAATGCGTTCGCTTACCGTGCCGCCCATGCCAATGTAGAGGTTGTAAATTGCAGCCCAACCACGACCCTCAGATGTTTTAGAAGAAAGGGGTTGAAAGAGGCTTTGGACCTGTAATGAGTGTTGTAAACATCTATTCTAAAATAGAAAAAAATAAGCTGCTTCATAAAATTATAAAAAAAAGCTTATTTGATGAAACATCTAGACTTGACGTCATTGAAGATGATAACTTTTTACAATTAGCTGTATTAAAAATGGACGAGGGGAAAACATTTGCCCCTCACAAACACATATATAAAGACTTCAATGACAAAACTATTGCCCAAGAATCTTGGGTGGTTATTAGAGGATCAGTAAAAGTCATATATTATGATCTAGATGACAGCATTATACATGAGGATATAATAGAGCAAGGAGACTGTTCAATAACGCTTTTTGGTGGTCACAATTATGAAGTTTTAGAAGACAACACCCAAGTGTATGAATTCAAAACTGGACCATACTTGGGTCAAAAATTAGATAAGGAATTTATAGAGTGATAATATGAAAATAAATATGGGATGCGGCTGGAGAGATTTCGGCTCAGATTGGACTCATATTGATGGAGGAGATTATCCACACTTAGATTACAGTGATATTCAAAGCCTAGAACAACTTGAAGATAATATCGTTGACCTTATTTACGCATCTCATGTTATAGAATATTTTGACAGAGAAGAGGTCGTTGCGGTTTTATCTGAGTGGAAAAGAGTCCTGAAAACCGGCGGCATTCTAAGATTAGCAGTGCCAAATTTTGAGATTATTGCAAAACTTTATTGCAATGGCGATTATCCACTGAACAACTTTCTTGGACCATTGTATGGCAAAATGAAAATGAGTGATAAAAAAATATTCCACAAAACAACGTATGATTTTTCAACCCTCAAAGAGTTACTAATAAGCATAGGCTTTACTAGCATAAAGGAATATGATTGGAGAGATACGGAGCATCACATACATGATGATCACTCCCAAGCATATTTGCCACATATGGATAAAGAGAATGGAACTTTGATTAGCTTAAATGTGGAGTGTGTAAAATGAGTTTTGAAAAAGTTAGAGAGTTTGAAAATCAAATAGCGTCTTTTTTTGGCTCTCCTCACGCAGTAGCTGTAGACTGTTGCACACACGGTATAGAGCTTTGCCTGAGACAGCAAAAAGTAAAATCTATAACTGTGCCGAAGAGAACTTATTTATCAATCCCAATGCTGGCTAATAAACTCAATATTGATCTAAAGTGGAAAGATGAGAGTTGGCAAAACTTCTATTATATTGGAGAGACTAATATAATTGATGCTGCGGTATTATGGCAAAAAAACAGCTATATAAAAAATACGTTCATGTGTGTAAGCTTTCAATTCAAAAAACACTTAAGCTTGGGGCGTGGTGGAATTATCTTGACTGATGATGAAAAAGTATCTAAAATTTTGAGAAAAATGAGTTATGATGGTAGGGAACCAAACGAGGTTCCATGGGTGAAACAAGATATAGATATGGTAGGGTACCATTACTACATGACCCCAGAGACAGCAGAGATGGGATTACAAAAATTGCCCCAAGCTATTAAACAGCCAGCAAGAGTATGGAATATAAATGAGTGGGCTGACTTAACGCAAATGAAAATTTTCAAGGAACAAAAATGAAGAAAAAAGCTTTGATTACAGGTATTTCTGGACAAGACGGAAGTTACCTAACTGAATTGTTATTGTCTAAAGGATACGAAGTGCATGGATTGGTTAGAAGGCACTCCGTCGCAGAGAACCAAGACGCCAGACTGCAAAAAATTGAAGGTGAAATAAATTGCCACTATGGAGATCTTTTAGATTTCCCTTCTTTGCATAGAGTTGTATCTAATGTCATGCCTGACGAAATATATAATTTAGGCGCGATGAGCCATGTTAGAATTAGTTTTGATATGCCTTCATTCACCATACAAACAAATGCTCTTGGTGTCCTGAATATGTTAGAGGTTTTTAGAACCACATGTCCGGAATCAAAATTTTATCAAGCTAGTTCCTCTGAGATGTTTGGGAATTCTGTTGATGATGATGGAGTTCAAAGACTCACAACACCAATGACTCCAGTTAGTCCATATGGCTGTGCAAAAGTTATGGGATTCAACCTCGTTCGTCATTACAGGTCTGCCTATGGTTTGCATGCATGCAATGGTATCTTATTTAATCATGAATCTCCGCGAAGGGGATCAAACTTTGTAACAAACAAGGTTGTGAAAGGAGCAGTTGCAATCAAAAAAGGCTTGCAAGATAAGTTAGAACTTGGTAATATGGATTCCTATAGGGATTGGGGACATTCTAAAGATTATGTTAGAGCTATGCATATGATCATCAACCATGATAAAGCCGATGAGTTTATAGTTTCTACGGGCAAAACACACTCGGTTAGAGAATTGTGCGAAATTGTCTTTTCAAAACTTGGAATGAATTACGAAGATTACATTGTTCAAAATCCAAAATTTATGAGACCTGAAGAATTGAAATATTTGAAAGGAGATTCTAGCAAATCAAGAGAGATATTGGGATGGGAGCCTGAGTATACTTTTGAATCAATGTTGGAAGAAATGATAGAAAGGTGGCAAAAAGAGCTATGAGAAAGAGGCTTTGTGTTTTACAAGTAACGCCTGAAATTCCGAATCAAGATCATGTGAACTACTTTAGGGATAAAGAGGACTGTGATTTTTATTTTGTCACTCATGATGCTGAACACGAAGATGCTCTAAAATTTTGCCCTAACACTAAGTGGGCGCAAACAAGAGACACGTTGTGTGAACTCGTTCCCAAGAAATATGATTATTACGCATTCATAGATTATGACTATATTTTGCGACCACAAAGAAGTTTAGGGGTCAAAGAGCAAATAATCGAAGATCTCGAACACAACCCAGCGGTATTGACTTACTATCCCGGCAAGAATCTTCAAACACCATATGCTTCCGACAAGAAATACTATGAGAGCAAAGATTACTCTTGCATTCCGTTTACACACTTTGGACTAAAGGTTGTCCACCACACATTACTACGATGGTTTTTTCCTCTTTGCACAAATTTTTCTGTTGATGTTGACTCATGCCACATGTTTAATATTCAAGAGCTTCCCTTCATGAAAAACGTTATATGTAGTCATAAGATTATATATGATAATGGGTTTAGCAATGAGGAGTCTGAGTATAATAAAGACGGTGCATATAGCAAGTATAAAATGGACGAAATGTGGAAGTGGATAAGACCTTCTTTCAAAAAGCAGAAAGTGCTGAGTATGTTTGCATCGTTGCCTCAAGAATATGATGACAGCTTGCTTATAAAAAAAGCCTTTGTAAACATCTTTAGAGACAAAGACGTNACACCAGCTTCTTCCCCACCTGATGTAAACTACTTCAACAAAGAAAAGATAGAGAATGTTTTTAATCTAGAACATGAATTCTTTTCAAATAAAGAGTTTGATATCGAAAAGCAATTTATGGTTTTACACCCAGAGTTCAGGAATAGGGTCGAAAATATATTGCGTAGAGATGTCACTTTTGAAACTCTAAAGACTAAAGAAGACCCGTGGATAAACATAGTAAAAAACATAAATGATGAACTAAAAGAATATAGAAACATAAGTGCGAATGAATGTGTTGATATTTATCAGACAATGGAAAATAATGATTCTTTATTTATAAAGAATGCACAAACCAATAAAGATTTACAAGAATATCTTAGAGGAAAAAGAGTCGCCTTTGTAGGACCAGCACCGTGTCTATCTGGGAAAGGTAAAGGAAGTCTAATAGATAGCTATGATGTTGTTGTGAGAGTACAGCCAGAGATATGGGACACTAGTGATTTTGGTAGCCGAACAGATATTGTTCAGAGTTGTTTAAATTCTAGCTATAGCCCCAAGGTGGCAAATTTTTTAGAAAAAACTCCTGTAGAGAGCAGACCAAAGTTCATTATTTGCAATGACACAGTTGCGCGAGAATATCCCTATCCGGGGAGCGGCGATTGGCATTCTGTTGTCAAAGAATACAACGATTATCTAAAAGAATATAATGTACCTTTAGCTCACTTGCAAAATGAAGATGGGACGTGGGAAAGGTGGGCTTTATACTGGGAAGTTTATGCGAAACCACACGTTGAAAAAGTTGGCAAAAACATGTATACTTATTACAGTGGCAATTTCAATTCAGGGTACGGTGCGCTGAATATGTTACTAAGTTGCCCTTTGAAAGAGTTGGCTGTATTTGGTGTTAATTTTTATAATTTTGGTGTTGTCAAAGATATAAAAGACAAGTATAATCCTGCATACATCAACGCACAAGGAAATGACGGATCTTATTTAGGACCTGACAAACTATTACATGACCAAATGTCGCAAATGATGCATTGCATAAATGTCTTAGAAAGCGACAACAGGTTTATAATGGATCCCGACGTGAAAGAGGGGTTATATGATATTGATTTGCACAAGAGAATAGATAAGTTTAAGAAATTGCCAAAAATCCTGCACACCACACAATAAAAGAGGTCATAAAATTGTCAAAAATAGTAGCAATGATACCCGCACGAATGGGTAGCAAAAGAATCCCAAAAAAAAATATACGCCTTTTGAATGGTAAGCCGCTAATTCAATATGCCATCGACGCTGCGAAAGAAGCGGGGTGCTTTGATGAAATATGGGTCAATTCAGAGTCGGACATTATAAAGGAGATAGCGCTAGAATCAGATGTAAACTTTTATAAAAGACCAGATGAATTTGCATCTGATACAGCCAGCAATGATGAATTTACACAGGATTTCTTCAATAATGTTGATTGCGACATTGTGATACAAATATTGCCAACGTCCCCGTTTATCTCGACAGAAGAAATACAGCAATTTGTAAAACAATTTGTTTATAATGGGTTGGACACACTCATATCTATGATTGATGTACAAATAGAGGCAATGTATGACGGCGCACCTATCAACTTTTTTCAAAAAAAGCAAACGCCTCCATCACAAACTCTTACTCCAATCAAAGCCTACGGATGCTCTTTGATGGGGTGGAGAAAAGACAACTATCTAGAAAATATTGAAAAATATGGTGCTGCCTATCATGGCGGCGACGGCAAAATAGACTTTTTCACACTTAAAGGATATTCCACTGTCGATATTGACAACGAAGAAGAATTCCAGTTAGCTGAAACAGTTGCTCGAAGCTTATCTAAAAATAGAAGTTTTGCAAAGCGATATTATGGTCAAGAGCATACAGAAGTTGACGTACCAGAGATTTTGTCAAAAGATGGAGTAAAATCTTCTAGCTACAATTTAGCCAATCAAATGATTGTAAACATAGAAGACATTATTGGATCTAATGATCCAAATTCTAGTTGGTGTTATAGGGCGATAAATACAGAAAATAACAGTGCTACCTTGATTGCTCAAATGCCCGGAGAAGGAAATAGGAGACATTATCACCCGGATTGGAATGAGTGGTGGTATATCATAAAGGGTGAGTGGGAGTGGGAAATAGATGGAGAAACATCTGTTGTAAAAGAAGGCGATTTTGTTTTTATACCAAAGGGTGTTGTGCATAAAATCACTGGACATGGCAAAGAGCAGTCTATACGCTTGGCTGTGAGTCGCGACGATGTTGAACATACATATCCGGAAGGAGACCATTACAATGAATAATATAGCTAGGGGTAGCATTTTCAACATAAAAATTGATTTTGATAAAAGCTCCGGAGCATACTTGTATGATAAGAATTCTAATAGAAAATATTTAGATTTCTTTGGCATGTATGCATCTTTACCCCTTGGCTATAATCATGAAGTTTTCAAAACCAAACAGTTTCAAGATGAAATTATTAGATGCTCACATGTGAAAGTTACTAATTGTGAATTTGTTTCTGATGAAACAGAAGAATTCGATAAGCAATTTAGCTCCTATTGCTCTTTAGACAATACATTTTCCAACTTTCATTATTGCTCTACAGGAGCACTAGCAGTTGAAGCGGCAATAAAAATAAGCCTACATTATAAAAATTATAAAAATCTTAATGTCTTATCTTTCAACAATAGCTTCCACGGTGTCAACAGCTACGGAGGTTTTATAACGGGCAGATTCTCCACTTCCCTCAAGAGACTAAAAGGAATACCAGAACTTTTTTCAACAAAATGCAACTATGACTTAGAAGAAGTTGAAAAGAATATGAGCAGTGAAGATAATCCTGTAACGTGCATTGTTGTCGAGCCAATACAGTGTACAGCGGGTGATATCCATCACGACAAGGAGTTCTTTTCTAAGCTCAGAAATTTGTGTGACAAATATGATGTGCCAATGGTATTCGATGAAATTCAGGTAGGCTTTGGAGCTACAGGAAAATTGTGGTATTTCGAGCATCTCGGAATAACCCCAGATATAGTTGTCTTTGGTAAAAAGACGCAGGTGTCTGGGTTGATGGTAACTAAAAAATTTAGTGATATTTTTAGCAAAGAAGATGTGCCCCGACTAGAAGTGACTTGGAATTCGGATACGCTTGATATGATACGGTGCAAATACATCATTCAAGAGTTTCAAGAAGGCTCTGTATTGGATAATGTGAATAAAAGAGGAGAGCAAATAAGGAATTTGCTATCTGATGTTTCTGGGATTGATAATTTTAGATCTAAAGGTTTGATAATAGGATTTGACCTGAAGAATACTGAAACAAGAGACAGGTTGATGAGAATTCTTTATGACAAGGGTATGATTTGTAACTCCACCGGAGCAAATTCAATACGCCTAAGACCAAATCTTGCTTTGAGTGAAGAAGATGCAATTATAGGTTGTAACATGATCAGGGAAGCTTTGCAAGAAATAGAATGAAAATATTCGTACCTATAAAACAAAACTCCCAGCGCGTCCCTCAAAAGAATTTTAGAACATTCAAAGGCGAGCCTCTGTACAAGCACTCGCTCTTGAAATATGGAGATCTGGAAGTGNATGTGGACACTGATAGTGATGAAATATATAAAAGCATCAACAGCGATTCACGTCTTTCTAATGTCAATGTCTTTATGAGAGATGAAGCTCTCGTAGGCGATTCCATATCGGTTTGTGATCTAATCCTAAATTTTATTACAAGATATAACGTACATGACCCAATCGCTCAGGTGCATGTCACTAGTCCTTTTTTGAACGCAGATATTATAAAGGACGCATACAAATATATGACTGAACACGATTCAGTTGTATCTTGTAATACTTATAATTCTAGATTTTGGAGAAAAGAAAAATATGGCTTTTGCCCAATCAACCACAACCCTCTAAGATTAGAGCAGACTCAAGATTTACCCGTTGTTTACGAAGAAAATTCTGCATTTTACATATTTAAACCCTCTGTGGTATTATCAACGTCTAGTAGAATTGGTCAAAATCCATATTTTTACTCAATTTCTAAACCGTATAATATGGACATAGATACAGAAAGTGACTGGGAGGCGGTTTTGAAGGAGGTCGATAGAGAATGAAAAATATAAAAATATATATTGTCACATACAGGAGAACAGAAATCCTGAATAAAACTCTAGACACTCTCTTCAATAAGACTGATTTTCCATCTATACAAAACACTGAAGTAAATATAATCAACAACCACTCAGAGTTTTCTATAGAGGATCGCTTCAAGGACAGGGTGAACGTTATACACAACAACGCCCGNCCCGATTGGGACACCGGTAACTTGGCAAGAAATTGGAATCAAGCTTTAGTTCATGGTTTTGTCGATTTAAATAACCCTGATAGTAAAATTGTGGTTACTATGCAAAACGATATTGTTTTGGATTCAAACTGGGCTACAAATTTACTAAAGATGCACCAAAAGTACACTTTTGTAACAGGTCGCTTGGGTGATAACATTGTTAGCTATCGACCTGATGCGGTGAAAAAGATTGGCATGTGGGATGAAAGGTTTTTGACCCCCGGAAACAAAGAAGCCGACTACTATATTAGAGCACTTATTTACAATAAAGAACATTCTCTGATCAACGATGTAGTTCATGGAAGGTTGCTAAATGAAGCAGACGCTATGCCNCTAGACACTCCAGAATATCAAGGAGGAAATAGTGACTGGTTAGAAATAAAATCTAACCCACTTTGGGATGAGGCATGGTATCACACCACGCAAATTTTTTATTGGAAGTGGAAAGATACATGGAAAACTCAACCCTCTTATGTTGGGTGGCTGACTAAATGGTCTAAAGATTTTATTGATAGTCCCCCGTCTCCTCCAAAGGTGCCGAATTTTGTTCAATACTATTATTTTGAAAAAGACATACAACTAAAAGATAAAAATTATATTGGTTGGAATGAGGGCGATATTTGGCTAGATTTAGGCAAACAGGGAGATATTGACCAGCACCCAATAAATAAAGAGGAGCGTTTTAGAGATGATTAAATTTGTTGTTTTTGATTTAGATGGAGTTTTAGTAAACGCTAGAGAAATCCACTATGAAGCTCTCAACGCAGCCTTGGCAGATGTTGATGAGAAGTATGTAATAAATAAAAAAGAACACTTATCAATTTTTGATGGTCTTTCTACCACAAAAAAACTGAATTTATTGTCTGAAAGAAAAGGTTTAGACAAAAGTTTGCACAATATCATATGGAAGACTAAACAAAAAAAGACAATCGAGATAATTGATAATTTTTCTAGAGATGAGAGAGTTTGTAAAATACTGAAAAAAATAAAATCTCAAGGTTTGATGATAGCATGTGCTACAAATTCAATTAGGGAAACTGCAAAACTTCAACTCTTAAGAAAAGGCTTTTTTGAACATATTGATTTCTTGTATTCAAACCAAGATGTGCAGAGACCAAAACCAAGCTCAGAGATATATCTAAAATGCATGCTAAGAGCTAATGTAGACCCCCATGAGACGTTAGTCGTAGAAGATTCTCACCATGGTAGAACAGCAGCTATTAATAGCGGTGCACATTTACATGCTGTGAAAAATTGTGAAGATGTACAATACGACAAAATAATCAACCATATAAAAAGAATAAATAAACAAAACAATACAAAACCAAAGTGGCAAGGAGGAAAAATGAACGTTCTTATACCGATGGCTGGAGCAGGATCTAGATTTCAACAAGCTGGATACACATTCCCAAAACCTTTGATTGAGGTAAATGGAAAGCCAATGATACAGGTTGTTGTGGAAAACCTAAACATAGATGCAAAACACATTTTTGTGGTTCAAAAAGAGCATTATGAGCAGTACAATCTGAAACACCTTTTGAATTTGATATCACCAGATTGTGAAGTCGTTCAAGTTGATGGAATGACTGAAGGCGCAGCATGCACCACACTATTAGCTAAAGAATTCATCGACAATGATGAGCCCCTATTATATGCGAATTCTGATCAATTTTTGGACTGGGATAGTAATGAATTTATGTATTCCATGGAGGCTGATGAGATCGACGGGGGAATGTTAACTTTTACAGCGACTCATCCCAAGTGGAGCTTTGCCAAGCTAGACTCAGATGGATATGTGACTGAGGTAGCTGAAAAAAAGCCAATTAGTGATATTGCGACCACCGGCATTTATTATTGGAAAAAAGGTTCTGATTATGTAAAATATGCAGAACAAATGATTGAAAATAATACTAGAGTAAATAATGAGTTTTATGTCTGTCCGGTTTTCAACGAGGCTATAACAGATGGTAAAAAAATAAAAACTTTTCACTTTGATGGAATGTGGGGGATTGGAACGCCTGAAGATCTGAGAAATTTCTTGGAGAACCACAAGTGATCCTTATATCTCATAGGGGTAATATTGATGGCAAAAAACCATTGCTTGAAAACACCCCANCCTATATTGAGAAAGCTTTGAAAAAAGGATTTGATGTCGAAATAGATGTGTGGTATCATAGCAACCAATGGTTTTTAGGTCATGACGAACCTCAACATTTAGTGAAAAGTGATTTTCTAACCAATGATAAGCTTTGGTGTCACGCAAAAAACTTACAGGCGCTTGAACAGTTATTGAAACTTGGCGCTCATTGCTTTTGGCACCAAGAGGACGACTATACTTTGACCAGTCGAGGGGTTATATGGGCGTATCCGGGCAAAGATTTAGTAAAGAATTCAATCTGCGTCATGCCAGAAAGACGTGAGTTCAAAATCGAAATCGAATGTCTAGGGGTTTGCTCAGATATAATAGAAGAATACAGGAAGAAATATGGCAGTTGAATTAAAGAATTTGGAAATTATAAGTCAAAGTCAGGACTTATACGACAGCTTCAACAGTTTTATACTAAGTTCAGATACGAAAGTTTTTGGCAAGTTATTGGCTCGGTCTTTACTGTTTGATAAAGTAAAAGATATCCCCGGAGACATCGTTGAATGTGGAGTTTTTAAGGGGACTGGTATAATGACATTTCTAAAAATAAAGAAATATCTCGCTCCCAACTCTGGTAAAAAGGTTATTGGTTTTGATTTTTTTGATACTAATTCTTTACTAGAAAGCTTATCCGATCAGGATCAAGAGGCTATGGAAGTTCTCTTCAAGGATAGAGGATTCTCTCACAGTGATTCTTTTTGCGAATATTTGAAAAACTTGATTTCTGAGTCTGGATTTCAAAATCATGAATATGATCTGGTAAAAGGGAATGTTTCTGAAACTTCACATGAATACGTCTCTTCTCGACCGGGAATGAAAATATCCCTTCTATATCTAGATTTAGATGTTGCAGAACCAACTTACGATGTGCTATGCGCCATGTGGGATAGGGTATCAAAAGGAGGCGTTGTTGTTTTTGATGAATACGCATTTCACGAGTGGTCGGAATCAAAAGGGGTTGATAAGTTCTTTTTAGATAAAGAAGTAGAAATAAAAAGTATGAATTTTATATGCCCATCAGCGTATGTTATAAAAAAATAAAGGAACAAATTATGATAAAAGGAAAATACGGTAAAATTGCACCAAATCAAGCAGGCAAACTTGGAAAACTTGCATGGAAAAACGTAATGAAGTTTAATTTCAACTCTAATGTACTAGATCAGGAAAAATTTTATGATGAGTATATAATTCCAAGCGAGATAGAAAAAAATGTTTGTATAGATCTGGGTTGCAATGTGGGATTTTTTACTTTAGATCATTGTGATAAATTTAAGAACATGTACGCCATTGACGCTAGTTATCAAAATTTTCTAGTAACACAAAGAAAAGTTCTCTATGAAGTTGTTCGCATGAATAGAGCCACAAATGTTGCTTGTTTTAATTTAGCAGCAGCAAAAGAAAGTGGAGAAATTATAAAAATTTACAAACATGAGTCCAATAATCAATCTGTAAGCCCAGTAACAGTCAAAGAGATGTTAGAAGTTCAAAATGAGAATTGGGTTGAAGAAGCTGAAATCTATCATAAAGTTTTTACAATTTCTTTAGAAGGTCTTTATGAATTCTTCGACACAGATTATATTGACTATTTGAAAGTAGATATTGAAGGAGCGGAGTACGATCTTCTTCTAGATAAGGACTTGAGTCGAGTTGGATGCTTGGCACTCGAAATGCATGGCACTTTAGGTGCGGATAAAAAAGAACAAATGAAGAAACACTTAGAAAAGTATTTCAACATATATCATGTCACGTATGACCTCCCAGCACCGGATCACTCTGTCATAACTTATATAAATAAAAGTTATGGTAAACCCCGAACAGAATGGACTCACGCATGATATTGTCGTGGCAACAAATACCTTCGGCACTGGTAAGTGAATCGTGGAACAGTACAAAAAAATAAAAAGGATTAATTTATGATGAATTTGGGCGTAATAAAAATAGAAAAAAGTAAATTTGATAGAGAAAGTAGTAAGTGGGGCTTCCTTGAAGAACAGATAAAGCTAAAAAAAGAAGAAAATAGATCTGCAAGCGCACAATGGATGGACTGGGATCTGATGCCCGAGAAGATGTACCACATATTTGTAAAATATGTGCAAAAAAAAGCTGAATCTCAAAATAACATAGTTTTTTTTGACATTGGAGCAGCAGAAGGGTGTTATACTTACCCAATTACAAAGTATTTTGACAATTTTCATATCATAGCTTTTGAGCCAGAAGAGGAGCGTTTTGAAGTGTTCCTAGAGAATATTAGCCCACTAGTGAAAGACAAAAATGAAAGAAAATGCTCTATTGAATTAATTCAAAAATTAGTAACGGATGGAAGTAGCGAAACAGAAACCTTGAGACACTATTCGTGTATACATACTGGTGGAGGAGCAGGCAGCAGCAGAATTCACAAGGCAGATAGACCAAATAGGGAGCACTATGATGTAAAATATCAAGCCGTTTCTCTTAACGATTTTACAGATAGACATACTAAAGTTGATGTAATAAAAATCGATGTTGAGGGTGCTGAATGTCTCGTGTTGAATGGAGCAAATAAATTTTTAGAAAAGCACCAACCAGCGATCTTTTTAGAAATTCATTCTCACCCCGACAATGGAGGAGTGACTTTGGAGGATATAAAACAATCAATGGAAAAAGTTAGTGTAAACTATTCATATGACGAAATAGAGGTTCATCGAGGACCGCAGTTATCATACTATTTACTAAAGCCTTTGTCATAGCGGTATAAGAAATGATTTTATCTTGGCAACAAATACCATCTCCTCTTGTAAGTGAGATATTGTGCATAAGCTCTGAAGGGGTTGTTTTAGATACTGAGCATGGCTGGTATGATAATCAAGTGCTTTTTTCTTGCATACAAATTATAAAATCTAAAAATAAGCGTTGCTTTGTAAGGCTTACAGATGTAGACAAAAAATCAATAAGGTATTGTTTAGACTCGGGTGTTGATGGTATTATATTTTCAACAATTGAAACTGCAAAACAGTGTGAAAAAATAATTGATTACTGCTTTTATGCTCCGAAGGGAAAGCGAGGATTGGGTTTAGTAAGACAAAACATGTGGGGATGTGAGCAGCTTATAAAAGACAACCCAATTATCATACCCCAGATAGAGACAAAAGAGGGTGTCAATAACATAGAGAAAATTTCTTCATTTGGGTTTGACTTTTATCTAATTGGTCCGTATGATCTTAGTATGAGCGTTGGCGATCCGGGTAATTTTGACAATGACGATTTTTGTTTACAAATAGAAAAATTTAATGATATTATACCAGAAGAAAAAAGAGCAATACATGTACCCAATGACGTGAGAACTAATATAAAAGGTTATGAAAGTTACGGTATAAAATGCTTAGGAATGGATACAGTGTCGATTATTGAATACCACAGGGAGGTTATTAAATGTTAGATTTTGAAAATATCGGAGAATTATTTACAAACGTGGTTCACTCAAAAGAGTGGGAAGAACTGCAAGAAAAGTACAACAAATGTCAGGACATCTATGTTCTAGGGCATGGCGGCAACATGGGTGTTGCTGACCATACCGCCGTTGATATGACCAGACTCTCTAACGGAACAAAAAACGCAATGTGTCCGGGCAGTTGTATTGTAGCAACATCTTATATTAATGATACAAATTTCGATCAATGGATGGTCGCATGGCTCCAGTCAAGAATTTCGACTAGAACAAAGACTCAAATGTCAAAATCTCTTGTATACGGAATATCATCATCTGGGAAATCAAAGGATGTGATTAAGGCGCTTCAATGGGCGATTGATAACGGAATGGAGGCATGCCTAATTACGGCAAAGCCTATCGACGTGGAAATAAAGGGTCTTACACAAGTCATTTTGGGGGTAAACTATTATCATACTGCCGAGTGCTTATCTCTCCTTCTTCAATATGAACTAACACATGGTTCTGGAAACATTTGCCCACCTATTGGCTCCAATTCACCAGAAGATTTAGAAAAGTTGAATTGGAAGGGTGGAAAAATAAGAGAACACAGCTATCCGGATGAGAAAATCAACGTGGGGGTTGATTTTGATGGAGTTATACATAAAAACTCAAAAGGATATTTTGATGGTACTATTTACGATGACCCAATTCAAGGAGCGGAAGAGTTCTTAAGAAAGTTATCTGCAAAATACACTGTAATTGTGCACACTTGTAAAGCAAAATCAGATCGAGGTTTGGTTAGCGGAAAAACCGGTACAGTATTAGTATGGGAGTGGCTCAAAAAGCACAATCTGAGTGAATATGTTAGCAAAGTCACAGCCGAAAAGCCTAGAGCACTTTGTTATATTGACGATAAATCTGTCAAGTTCGATGGCGATTGGAATAAATTAGAAAAAGAAATTTATAATTTTGGAGTAAAAATAAATGAGTAACGAAGATAAAAATATGTTCATGGATGATCAAGCAGTTGGAGCAGTTATGATGGCTTTGCAAAAAAGCCTAATGGATCAAACTGATATTGTGCCCGTGCTAAAAGGATTCAAATTTAGACTGTCTGAAGTTGGTCTTGTTGTTATGAACCCACCCTTAGTTAAAGTGACACCCACAGAAGATGAGGAAGCAACAGAAGATGCCTAGATACACTTATAGGTGTAATGGGTGTGAAGAAGCTTTTGAAGAAACTCATTCAATGAGTATCAAATTAGAGAATTGCGTTCTTTGCGAAGCTACAGGTTCTCTAGTTAGAGTTCCAAGCACAACTTTTATAACCACTAGCTCAAAAATGAGAAATGGTGACAAAAAGGTTGGAGATGTTGTAAAGGACCATATTGAAACCTCTAAATCAGAACTCAAAACTGAACAAGAGAAACTAAAGGGTATAGAATATAAACAATGATTTGGATAACTCTCGGATTGGTTTTAAGTTTATCGCTGAATGCGTTGCTTTTTTGGTACATAAGACAAACACTAAAAAGACTTCTTTTTGCATCTGAAAACTTTGCATGGCTCATGCACTCACTAAGAAATTTCAGTGAGCACGTAAGCAGCCTACACCAACTAGACACATTCTATGGGGATGAAACTCTAAGAAGCCTAATTCAACATTCAAAAGATTTAGTTGAAGATCTTAAAAAGTTTGAAGACATATACACATTAATGGAAGACGAGCCACAAGATGGAGAAAAAGAAGAAGCGGAATAAAAATTATTATTTCACGAAGATCCACGAAGAAGCAGTTGTAAAATATGCATCAACCGAAGATCTAAAAATAAGAACAGACCTTTATATAGATTTGATAGAACCAGCCTTCAGCGAGTTGGTAGATAAGATTATATATACTTATAAATTTACCACCCTCCCAAATATAGAAGTCCTTAAAGACGAGTGTAAAATCTGGCTCACAACAATTTTAGACAAATACGATCCAAATAAAGGGTCAAAAGCTTTTTCTTATTTCAGCGTTATCACAAAAAACTGGTTCATCCACCGTGTAAAAAAGAATTCACAGAAGACGAGACGTGAAATAAATTATGACGATATTACAAAAGATTTAGAACAAGAGCATCTCTCAGCTAGAAATCCATACGAAACTAGAAGAGAAGATGCAGAATTTTGGCATTACCTTTGGAAAGAAATAGAAACTTGGGAACAGGAAGAACTCAAACCAAATGAGGAAAAAGTTTTGATGGCTGTTAGGGTTCTCTTAGAAAAGTCTAATGAGATAGAGATTTTCAACAAAAAAGCAGTCTACCTTTACCTCCGTGAACTCACCGGTCTAAACACCAAACAAGTTGTAAACAACCTCAATAAATTACGTTCTAGATACCATGTTTTCAAAAAAACATGGAATGATGGAAAGATATAAAAAAATAAGCACATACGCTATTTATAGGTATGAAGAAAGATCTGGAAAATTTAGACCAATATTTACTTGAAGCGATTGAAAATATAAATAATGATCGAGCAGTAACAAAAATGCTACTACTTGATGTTATCGAGCTAATAAAAAAAACAAAAGAAAATCACAAAGATGTAGGTGCCATTGCAGCCAAATATGTTGAAACCCTTCAGAGGTCAAATGAGCAGCTAGTCAAGATTGCATCTCTTATGCAGAAAAAGAAAAGCGAAGATGCTAATTTGACAGAAAACGATAAAAAGGAGCTTTTTGACATAATAAAGGAGGCTTCATGAGATGGCAGACGAAAACATTGACCCAACTAAAATACCGTTTAACACACTAAATGATGTAAGCCAGCCTATTGGCGGTCGCCGTGAGCGTATGGACAGCGGCACCGAGTTTATGGATGCTCTGGCAAACGCTGCGAGTCATCAATTCGTAAGTGATTCGTTACAAAATACCGGACCCTACAAAGCAATAGTTCTCAGGGTGGAGACAGATAAACAATCTGCCGAAGCTGGAAGCTGGTTAGCTAACACTTTTGCTTCTTTCTTTGGTGATCCTCCACAAATAGTAAAAATAAAAGCAAGAATACCAGAGATCCATGCGGCTTTACCTGTTCCTGATCAAGTTGGAAGCGCCAACGGTCCCCATCAGCCAATTATTGATCTATACCCTACTTTTATAGCACAAGATACTCAAATTGAGGAACCCAAGCCGGGAGACATAGTTAATGTAGATTTTGGTAATAAAAATACTTATTCGGACCCAATCTATCTTGGACCACTTCTAAAAACAACTGGTGGTCCCGGTGCAGCAGGTGCAGCCTCCGGTGCAGGTATGTTCGGAAACTGTGGGGCTTCAACCCCTATCCCCCCAGTACCAGCCCCACAGCCTACCCCCCAAGAAGCAACTATGCCAACAACAGGCACCATTGATCCTTCAACGGGGCTCCCAACTTATGCGCTAGACCCAAATAGCCCAACCACCGAAGAAGAATCTCCAATTGAAGAGTCTACAGAGCTTGTTATTGCAAGACCTCCCGAATTTATTTTTGGAATGGAAGGACAATCTTTAGGCATGTCAGACCCAGACTCTCAATTTGGAACAGGAGCACAGACGGAAGAGAGTGCAGCCACTCCATTCGGCAGTGTGTATGTTTTTGGCGACTCTAATACGCAGGGACAGCAAGACCCCATGGTAGACTATTTTTCTGGTTTTCCATTCTTTTTCAATGCTTGGTATGGCGGCGCATACAGAATGGGATATACAGATACCCCCGAAGATTTAGTGAAAGGAAAGAATTTAGGAAAAGCTATAGATTCTTATGATTACAAGTATGGTGATACTGTCATTATAGGATCCATTGGTGGTAATAAATCTTTTGGCGCTAGAAAAAAATATCCTTCAATTTATGCTGGCTCTGGGGCTGGCATTGCACAATATATCAATGCAACTATAACAGGATCTTTATCACAACCTCCCGGCACAACACCCGATTCAACTTGGCCAGAGGAAGCAAAAAGATATGGATTAGAGAAACTGCTTTCAGACCAAGAAGAAAATAGCACGGGAGAGCAATTTATCAAATTTTGTGCTACCTTACTAAGCTTGAAACACAAAGGTATAAATATAATTATTTTTGGTTTACCATATGGAGGCAAGGAGAGTAGACAAGAAGATAGGGAATGGTTTGATACTGTTCAATTTGCGAGTTTCGCTGCTTATGGATTAGGCAAAAATTATGTTTCAACAATGGAACAATCAAAACTATTGAAAGCTGGAGAGAACGATGTTCATTATTTTCCGGGGAACGGCGGCGCAGGATATCAAGCATATTTCGACACATTACTTAGACCATACATAGACAGCTACTATCAAATATATGAAGGGATTACAACTGACGCTATTCCTTTGGATATCGCCCTCGGCTTAGAGGAGAGTCAACAAAACGTGTCACTCCCAGAGGGTGAAAATGCATCTGAAAAAGCCCAAGAAGCTCTAGAAAAATTTCTTGAAGAAGTGCAAAACTCCAAGCCGGAACCTCCACCCACTCCGACTTCACCTGCGGTTCCATCACAAGCTTGTATTGGTCCGGTAGGCGGAGTAACTGGTGGAGGGACTGGAGGGGGTGGAGCTTTTACAGGCGGCGGAGGCGGAGTGGGCAAGGCAGTAAATTATCCACTTGAACCCTTCAACGGCGGAAAAGCAGATGTAATTGTTTTCAATGGTGTTGAATACCCATTCCCCGGCGGAGGAATTAGAGGTGATGCACAATTTAAGACGTATAAGAGAAAGGTCGATCCGTCTTACGTCGTTATACATAATTCAGTCACTAGCACATATGAATCGTGTGTCCATGTTCTAAGAACGAAGAAAAACAAAGATAAGGAATCTAAAAATTATGGAAAACCTATTGGTCTGGGAGTTCACTTTACCATAGATTATGATGGCTATATTTATCAACATGCAGACCCAATGATATCCATAACTTCACATGGTCCAGACTTAAATTCAAAAAGCGTTGGAATAGAAACAATAACAATGTATTATTGGAAACCTGAGAATAAACATCATCAAGAGCATCAACTAGGTCAAGGCTTTACTGAAAGTGAACCACATTGGTGGATGGGCAAGATGAAGAATTATGGGAAGATTTATAACTTTGCAAGACCACCGGAACACATGATCCAGTCTGCGAATAGACTTATTGACGCACTGTTTCAACATATGCCATCTCTAGCATTACAATATCCATCAAAAGAGACGAAGTATGGAAAATTGAAAGGAGATCCGGGTGGGGGACTAGTCTCTCATCGAGATTATGTGGCTAAAATCGACGGTAGGTATTTTATGTCTAGATACATCGAGCACAGAACAGGTGAAAAAATATTAGATTTTCACTAAAGAGGGGTTTTTATAATGTCAAATTTTAAGAAAGCAGTATTATTCAAGGGCGCGAACAAAAAAGTTCAAGACTTTTTAGGAAAACAAAACGAGATAGCTAAAGCTGCGGCTAAAGGGGTTGCAGGAGATAAATTATATGAACCAATTCCTAATTTTTTGTCAACTCCATCTGAAAATGTAATGACAAATGAAAACAACTCTTGGATTGTTTTAGGGCGTGACAGAAATGCTAGTAGAATGAGCGGCTACGGCGGGAAAGGCGACACGCAATGCGCCTCCATTGATATTGTTGCAGGAAGGATGGGTAGCGAAGTTGAAGCGTTTGACGCCGATGGAGAAAGCCTCTTTATAAATCCCAGCTTCAAAAAGGATGCTGCAAGAATATACATAAGTCAAAAAACGGATATTGATAAATATTTTGATCTGGCAGCGGGAAAAGTTGGAAATACAAAAAGTAGATCTGGAATCGGAATAAAGGCAGACAACGTTAGAATAGTTGGTAGAGAAAGTATAAAGCTTGTAACAACAACGGACAAAAAAAACTCTCAAGGTGGAGAAATAAAAAGTGTTCTTGGCATTGATTTGATAGCAGGAAACGATGATTCAGACTTACAGTCCTTAGTGAAAGGTGAAAACCTCGTTGAAGGATTGGGAGAATTGGTAGACCACCTTGATAATTTAACTGGTGTTGTTGATACGCTACTGATGGCGCAATTTGAATTCAACGAGGCAATTACATCGCATTTCCACACATCTCCGTATTTTGCCGCCCCAACAACACCTTCAACAGTCTTGATGTCAAAAGGGATAAGAACAATGATAAGCCACCTACAAAAAACAAAAGCGTCACTTCTCAAGCAAAAAATCAATTTAGGATTGTTTAAACAAACCTACTTAAGTAAATCTGGTGGTAAATACATTAACAGCAGGTTCAATAGTGTAAATTAGGTAAAGGAATATAATGGCTAAAAATACAGGCGATATATACAAAAGCAGTGGCGGCTTCATACCCGGAAATCCTAAATCTACTTGGTATGGAGTTCCTAGAGAATATTTTGAAAAAATAGCTCCTGAAAATTATTTAGGTGGTAGCAACTATGCTTTACAAAGTTTTGTAACAAACGATGGACAAGAATATAATTCCTCATTTGCATTTAACAATTCCGGGAAAGCTGAACCACCAGTAAAAATATCGACTTCTATGGAAGGTATTATTACTGATGCATTTGGTAATGTAGATACATCTGAAGCAAAACAAGTAGTAATAACTGAAAAATTGGTTTCAATAAATGACCAAGGAACAGGATTCAATGTAAGCCAAGACATAGACCCAGTTTTTGTATGCACGTCTAAAGGATGGGGTGAATTGTATGCCTCTTTCGGAACCGCCAATTGGTTAGGAAGTGACCCGGATGATCCAGACCAAGCGATTCAAGCTTCCGAGGTGTATGGCTCAGATGTATCTCCTGATGCAAACCCAACAACAACAGCAGCTAAAAAATCACTAGTCAACGCTGTCATGTCCATGTACGCTAGTGAAGAATTTTATATTTACATGCTATCAAAGGGATATGTTTATAAAGATGTTCCATCTTATATTACAGAGCCACCAAAAAAATGGATAGACTCTGTAAAAGATGCAATAGGAGAAGAGTTTAATATACAGTCATTTCCGGAAGACACAAGACAGGGAGACCCAGACCGAAGCATTTTGAGACCAGAAGAGCACCCCTCCTATGGTACAAAATATGATCCAAGTTCACCAGAAAGTCCGGACACTCAAGTGGAATACTATGCCAACAACCTTGGGACATCAGTCGTTTCAGGACTGTATGACCCACTCAATGACCCGTATGATAAGCCACATTGGGTAATGGAATGGTCTGCGTTATGGGATAAAGATTCATCTATATCATTTCAACAAGATAATTACCAAGACGCAAGTTTGTCGGCACCAGTCTACAAGAGTGAAATAAAAATACACGCTGAATCATTTATTGACAAGTTTCTCGAACCTCGTGGCTTAGTAGAGCACAGTTTTGGCAAAGCTCTAACCGAATATAACGAATTTATAAAAAAAGTTTTTACACTTGATAAGGACACCGGGGGGACAGTAGAGTCGCTGCCAAAACTTGTTATTCCCGGTCATGCAATAGATAAGCCTCTTGGAGATATTGTAGATCTTGATGAGGGTAATTTTGACGCTGACAAAGCGGCATTTGAATTTACAAAAAAAGATCAAATAGTCAAGAATCTAAAAATTGATTTGACAGACTCTGAAGAGCAGGAACCTTTTCAAATTGGAAACGTATTCCCCGGAGCAACACATTACATAAATAACTTAGCAATAGATAAGGTAAAAAATGGTGACTTTGAAGAGAAGAAATTTTATTCCAAGTATCTAAAAAATAACAAAATAATAATAGCAAAAAGACCAAGCTCCAGCCAAAAAGTGATTGCTGCAACACTTACTCCCGGCGCAACCATAAAAGTCACAGATGAGTATATCGTTTTGGGAAAAGGGAAATACCATCGGGTCGAATTCGTTGACCCAGATACTAAATTTTATAAGTCTAAAGCTCCATTATTTGTGCGATCTTGTCTCCTCACAAAACTCCCCAGTGAGTTGCCCTCTCTGAAGAGAGTGTATATTGATTATGAATCAGCAAAAAAGCCCGTAAATTGGTCAAAGTTTAAGGATGAAACAGTATTTTTTGACAACTACTTCAAAGCTTATTCGGTAGTTGTAGAACCAATAGATCCAGAAAGTGGGCAAAAGATAGATTCTTTGGGAAGTGAAAAGTGCTCTACAAAAGTACAGGATTTAGAACCAGTTGCAATTAGGCGCGGAATTGAAGTTTTGATGCGCTCTCACAATAAAGAACCCTTATTTAGAAATGATGACAATTTATCACAAAGCTTAGATTATTTGACAAGTGATATTTTTCAATTTGCTTACAGTAAGCTTCCTTTTTACAAGGGCAAGCAACCAAACTGGTATTTAGGCACAAGACCAGAATCAAAGTTGAGAATGATTGTAAGAATACCAGCAAAATATTTTGATGCACTGCAATCTAGAATTGAGGCTCCTAAAGATCATGCAACTCAAACCATCTCTTTCATAACTTGTAATTTATCTCACAAGATAAAAAAAGCTACAGACGTTATGTCTGCTCACCAAATGCAAGTTGAAAAATTCACTGGTGTAATTGAATTTTTAGACTTAGAAGAAGAGATAAAAAGACTTCGATTATTTCCAATTGTTTTACAAAAATTTATTGAAGAGAACGGAATTAGATACGGCAGGGATTCCGAAGACGAGATAGAAATAGGCATCATTCCTGACAACTACTCGGTGCTCTATGTTGAGTATTCTTCAGCAGGAAGACCGATAAGGGTGAAGAAGTTTTTTGATAAGTTTACATCATCTAGCCCTATAAAATTTTCTAGAACAATAGCATACTTGTCATATCTAGATGAAATAATAGAAATGGGGGAACCCAACACTTCACAAAATAACGGATGGACTACTCTTGCGTCAGAATACACCTACCCTAGACCAAAGGTGATATTATCAAGCCCCGCACCTCTTGGGCAAATAAAAAACGCTGCTAACAGAATGGCAGATAAACTTGATGAAAAGGATGTCCTGACATCCTCTGGCAAATTATCACAAGATATAGAACTGGGCTCACCAGAATTAAAATTAGAGTTAGCTTCGACTAGATCAAAAGAGAAGGACTTTATTGGAGACTCTTTTACAGCAGCACTACCAGCAATTACAGATATTTTGTGCAATCTCCCAAGTAATGGGGATGGATTAGAAGAATTATTCAATTTAGTGTTTGATAAGATAGATATTCAAAAATTAGCATCTTTGGGTTCAATCTCTCTAATGAAAAACATGTCTTTCGGAGATATGCAATCATCATTTGCTCTAGCTTCTATTGACTCTCCTGCTCTGGGAGAAATGAAACTGGGCAAATTATTCAATTCGCTACCCTCAATAACAATAGGTAAAATAAAATTAGCAGAAAACTTTTTGAAAGGAGAGATAGAAATAGGTGGACTGGAAGGCTTTTCAGACGATCATATTGATAAATTGGTTGAATATTTTGGCAATTTAAATTTGCAGAAACCTACAAGCAAGCAGTGCACAGAAAAAATAGATGATCCAAAATATTCGACATTACCAGTTGAGGATGCAAATTGCTTATCACAAAACAACCCACAAAAATATCCATCGAGCAAGAACACTTTAACAGAATGTAGTTCACAGAGAACAGACCTCATAAAAATGCTAACTGCTCCTGAAGATTTACTTAGTGCAGTAAAAATATCAATACCGGAAATCTTTGATTCAATCAGTTCTGTAGGCTCTGTAGATGGTTTAGACATACCATCACCGGGAAGCTTGTCTATAAATATACCCGCAGTTAAGCTTCCCAAGCCACCAACATTGCCAAACTTTTCTCTTCAAAAAATAGATGACACAATGAAGGGCATCACTCAAGAACTAAATGATGGTTTAAATCAAACATTGGCAGAAATTCTTATTGAAATCACATGCGAATTGTTACAAGTAGTGTACGATGAAATTTTCTCTACCTCCACTGATGTTGGCTTGAATGGAACTGACGGAGTACCAATTATTTATGGCGGAGAAGATATAAACAATCTTATTCAAGACGGAGCTAATGGNCTGTTTCAATCGATAGGTATACCGAAGGCTGAAATGGATAAAAATCCACCAAAAGAGGTCATCGCACAAGTTTCAGAAATAATAACCCCCTTAGAAGCTGTTGATCTATTAGAGGGAATTCCTAAAACTGAAACTTTGGATGCTGTTGATAGAAAGATCAAAGACATATCTCCTGTAATGTTTAGAGCCATAAATACCAACTCTTCAACCCAACAATTATTTAGAGATTTAGGAAAATTAGCAAATCCGGACCTTTTAGACAATGTTAGAACTGCACTAACTGACATACTTCCAAATGTCAGTGGATTATTATGCGAAGAAGAAAAAGATATGCTTCTCGGAGATAATTTTTCCCCCGGTACTTCAGCATCAAGAAACGCTCGACAAACTGCTTTGGAAGATAAATTAGATGATGAATGCATAAGTACACAACTAAATGAAGAGGACAGAATAAACAGAGAAAAATTAGCAGAACTTTTAAGTCTTGCTGCTGGTACAGATGTCCTAAAGGGCAAGTTACCAAATCCAATAGATAATTGTGGATCTTCTGTCAATTCTAATCCAACAGGCTTATCCATACCCATCAGCGGTTTTATAAATAAAAATCATCCCACAATCGATTACCTCAATAATAAGGTAATCAAAGCTATATTTGACCCAATCAAAATGAACTTTTCTGAAGAGGCAAATTCAATAATGGAAACTTATTCAGAACAAAAGTTTAGAAATCCAACTGTAGATGAGGACCAGTATGAAGTTCTAAAACAACAACTAAAGATTAATAGTTTTGATGCAGATTTTGAATCGGGCTTGCTGGGAGAACTCGAAGGCGAGCAACAAGCTCAGTTCGATCAAATCGCAGTTCCATTTAGAAGACTCGATGTGCAAATTGCTCCAAAGGTAAAAAAATTATTGAGTAGAAAAACTAGCTTTATTTATGAGCAGGAGGGCTTGTTAGAGAAAAACAAAGGACTAAAAATAATCCCTACTGGAACGAGACCTGTAAAATCAAAATCATTTGCAGAATTGGAAAAGGCACAAAGGCTATTGAACGATCTTCAAAAAGTGTCCGGATCTTTAAAAAACAAATTGAACTTTATAGAAAGCAACCCCTCTTCGCCATTTTCAGTTGATTTTGACTCAATAAGCAGCAATATGAAAGGCATACAGTCTGATATAAATGATGCAAAAGGTCTAGTTGAAAGCTCTCTTGACAGTTTCGATAAAGATAGTGGAAGCGCTTCAGAGAACCCCCTTCCGGGGACAACTCTCCAAACCGAACAGTATCCTTTTTATTATTTTTCTAAAAAGCGATCTGAAGGAGAATCCAGCGTGGTTCAAGATACTTGGACAATAGCTTTGCCTCAAAAAACAGCAAAGGGGCTTATAAACGTAGACGCACGAACAACAAACACTGATTTGAGTCTTTTCCAAGAGGAGGCAGATTCGACAACAAAAAGAATTTTTAATGAACAAGCTGGCTCATCGGAACCTCAAGTCATCGAAACACAGAACTCGTGTGATGACGCCCCTTCAGAAGTAAAATTCTTTATTGATGGAAATATCGTATCGTCGGCGCAAAAATTCTTTGGTGAAAAAGAAACATCTACTTCAACTGAAAGATCTTTTGGGGAAAATAAGAATACAGGCAGAAGCACTACAGGCAGAAGCGACTCTACTCTATCTACTTTGAAAGATATACTTGGAAGCTCGCCTGATATTACAATAGATGGCTCAAAAGACATAGACCCAGCCCTAACGGAACTAATGGAGGGTTTCGTTTATTTTGCAAATTATACCGAAAGAGACCAAGTTTTTGCGAACATTATCAAAGATGAATGGGAATCTGTTAGCGACAGTCTTACCGTAGACTTTGGATCACTTTCAGGGCAACAGTTTTTTAACTTTTTTAGACAAAAAAGACCGTCGTATTTTGCTGCTTTAGTCAACATGTTCGGATCTCAACTAACACAGTCAAAGCTTTTCAATGTTGAGAATTTTGCAACTTTAGAACTCGGTGAAAGTATTCAAATTCAAAAAGATCTTTGTGACAACCTATTAGCGCTTGAAAATTTGAAGGAATCAGCAAAACAACAATATAACAACACTTGTGATGATAATGATAACAGTTCAAAGCCCGGAGCAATAGAAGAAACAAATTTAGTAAATTTAATAAAAGCATCCATTAGGCTGATAATCATTCAATTGGTTTGCGACACAATTTTCTTATTTAGCAAGTACAGTTTTGAAAAAAGTATAAAAGATGATGCGTTGGTACAATTTATCTTAGAGTTTGTGATTCACGACCTTCAAAAACAGGATCAAGAATATTATAAAGAGATGTTGTCTCAAAATGAAAAATATCTCAAGAAGAGAGAAGAGGATGGAGAAAAGCTAATAGACCCTCTCTCTAACACCAGTGAGACTGATCTCATGTTTGAGAGCAGCACCAGTCCAATAACTTACATGAAATATACCATAAAAGAACAACTAAAAATTATTGCACCGCTGATAGACAAAAAAATAAATCCACCAATGGATGAGATAAATGATATTTTCTTAGACAACGTTGTCCCAGAAATAGATGTAGCTTATCATAAAAGCCAAAATAGATTTCAAAAAACCATGCCTGTTACAACTAATGAGCAGGGTGAAGCTGTAGGTTCAATAAGTGTAGCGGAATTCAAAAATAAGTTCAAATTCTTAAGTCCAGTTGACCCATTATTCAAAAACTCTGGAGGGTTTATTTTAGAAAAGTATGTTAGAGTAGAAGACTCGGATTTGATTATAGAAGGTAACGAATTTTTGAATGAAGAGGAAAAAGCTTTTGGCGAAGCTTGGTTCAATAGAGTCGGAGGCAGAGACAATTTAGATGCGGATGCCACAATAAACGAGTCAATTGTATTCAACGGAGAGGAGCCACCACCAGAGTCTTTTTCTTATACTTCCGGCGCAGTCAATATAAGCTCCCTCGTACAAAAGATAGATAGTATAATTGAAGAATCAAGCTTAGATTTGACTAAAGTTGATTTTAGCAAATTCGTAAAAAACTTCAAATATGGAATTAGGCTCGTATATATACCCCCCGCACCACGAGATAAAGCCAAGGTTAGTGATAATCTAAATGATGAGTTTTTAACTGGTATGATGGATGTCGGCGGATCCGATTCGTGGAGAAATATACTTTTCGATGATGATTTAGTGCAAGAAACTCTCAATGAATCTTCGTCAATTCCAAGACCTCTTGACGAAGCCTACTCATTTAGCGAAGTTTACAACTCTTCCATAATCGCATCTAGACCGAACGCCAAGGGGGGTATTGTAGATCAAAAGGCTAGAAAAGAAAAAGCTTACAAAATAACCGAAATAATTGGAAATATTGAAGTGTTTGATGAAGACAAGCCTGATGGCGTAGCAATTCAAGCTAATTCTGTAGAATTGTTCCCAATTCCATTAGTAACTGTAGAAAACGATATTGGATTTTTTGATGCAATTTCAACCTCTAGTGGAGGGAAAGTAACGTTGCAATCTCTTTCCATCGGTCTCAGATCAACAACTGTAAACGATTTGGCATTTCAGTTCTTGAGAAAAAAATTGAAAGATTCTGCAAAATATAGACTTTTATTTGAATATGATATTCCATTAAAAAGAATTATAACGTTATTGTTTATTCACAACACTATTGCGTCTACAAAAAATTACCCCAATCTTGAAAAATCATATGATCAAACTAAAGAATTGATTAGATCAAACTTCTTCAATATGATTCCGGGCGACCCGTGGTGGTCAAAGCAAGATAAGCAAATAGAAGAATCTGGTGGGAACGCGGGAATAATGGCAGATCAGAATAATTCGATGACCTCAAAGGGTCCAAGCGGCAGTGCAATAGCAGCAAAAATAGCAGCCAAAGCAGCACTGATATTGGTAAAAGCGTATGCTAGACAAACAGACCCTCATTATAAACTAATGTCGATATTAGACGATTTTGGGCTCACAATTGATGGTATGACATGGTTATCAGTACCAGCACTATACCCCGTGAACTTCCCACTACCATTCCCACCTTTTATTGGATGGGGTCCACCTATGACACCAACAGGAATGGTAGCATATAGCTTACCTCTACTACCCGGAGAGGTAAAAAAGAAAAAAAAGAAACAAGAAGAAGAAGGAAAAACAATTGATGATTCGTCTTGTGACGATAAATAATCAAAATGAATAATATTTATATCTGAGGAAAATAAACATGGCTAACGGACTGACTCCAAAATTACCTATAGTTCTTGATGAATTTGACGGAATAAAACTAGTAAAAAACTTTCCAGACTTAGTTGAACAAAATTTGAAAAATTTACTTTTGACAATGCCCGGAGAGAGAGTGATGGATCCAACATTTGGTGTTGGTATTAGTCGATTCTTATTTGAGCAAAATGACCCTGTAACTTACTCAGAAATAAGAGCAAAAATAAATCAACAAGTTGAAAAATACATGCCCTTCGTGCGTATAGACGACATAGTATTCTCTAGTGCCAACGTTGAGACGCCAGATGGGTTTCTAGAAAACCCCGGTAAAAATTCAGACCCTAATTTTGTTGGTATGAGGATCGTATATACTATAGTTCCACTAAAAGCCACAAGGAACCTAAAATTATAAAAACACATCTATTTATTTGAAGAGGACATCCCAGATGACAAAGAAGAGAGATAATCAGCTAGTTCCAATTAAATACACTAGCAGAGAATTCGATACAATAAAAAGAGATCTAGTAGAATACGCAAAAAGATATTACCCCGACAGCTTTCAAGACTTCAATGAAGCTGGTGTGGGTTCTTTATTGCTGGATACTGTGGCTTATATTGGAGACATTTTATCATTTTATACTGATTTTCAAGCGAATGAATCTTTCCTTCCAACAGCTTTAGAGTATGATAGCATTGTAAAATTAGGAAAACAAATGGGATACAAATTTAGAGGTAATCCCACTTCCTCTGGAGTCGCGTCATTCTTTGTCATTGTCCCCGTAGCCTCAGTTGGTATCGGACCTGACACTAGATATATGCCAATACTCAGAAAAGGCAGCCAATTTAGAACAACGGAGAATGTTGGTTTCATTTTGGATGAGGATGTTAATTTTGCCGACTCTAATAATCAAATTATTGTGGCACAAGTTGATGATACTACTGGTACCCCAACTTCTTATGCCGTAAAAGCTTTTGGCAATGTAGTTTCAGGGGAGCTTACAAGAGACATTGTAGACGTCCCCGGCTATCAAAAATTTCTAAGAATACAATTATCTTCAGATAAGGTGACAGAAGTGATTTCAGTTGTCGATCAAGAAGGTCATACATATTATGAAGTTGATAACTTATCTCAAAACGTTATTTACAAACCAGTAACAAACAAAAACTCAGACACTGATAGGGTCGGAGCGCTAATGAGACCCTTTGTTGTCCCCAGAAGATTTGTTGTTGAACAGGATAAAAGAAACGCTACGTTTTTACAATTTGGGTTCGGTTCAGAAACAGAGTTGAAAACAGAATCTGTTTTAGATCCAAGAACAGTAACGCTCCAAAGAAACGGAAAAAATTATGTTACGGATCCATCTTTTGACCCTACAAAGCTAACTGAAACTGACAAGTTGGGCATTTCTCCGGCTAGCACAAAACTTACAATTATATATCGCACAAATACTAGAAATAATGTCAATGTCTCTACAGGGAGATTGACAAAGCCTTCTAGAGCCATATTAGATTTCAGTAATATAACTGAATTGAATTTAGATACAGTTAAAACTGTTAGGCAATCTATAGAAGTAAACAATGAATCTCCAATAATTGGAGATGTTAGCTCACCCTCTTCTGAGGAATTGAAAAGAAGAATATATGATCATTATGCATCACAGAACAGAGCAGTTACAAAACTAGATTACGTTTCAACAATTTATTCTATGCCACCACAATTCGGCGCTATTAAAAGAGCGATGGTTGTTCGAGATGATGACTCTTTCAAAAGAAATTTGAATATTTATCTTATTGCAGAAGGGTCGAATGGCAAGCTAGCTCAAGCTAGTACAAATTTAAAAAGAAATGTAAAAACATGGCTTAACAAAAATAGAATGATCAATGATACAATAGATATTCTGAATGCCAGAATTTTAAACATCAGCATTGACTTTGCTATAGTAGCAGATCAAGAAACTAATAAGTTTGACATACTTGCCACTTGCATAACAAAGCTTAGAGAAAGGTTTGCTGTTCTTCCAGACATTGGCGAGGCATTTTATATTACCGACATTTATAAAACTATTAACGATGTAGACGGCGTTGTTGATACAAAAAAGGTGACGGTAAAGCAAAAAACTGGAGATGCGTATTCTGACTTAGGTTTCAATATACGCGATAATATGTCTTCCGATGGTCGATATTTTGTGGTGCCTCAAGATGTTATTGTGGAAATAAAATTTCCACTACAAGATATAAAAGGAGTCATTTTATAAAATGCCTATACACAGATTTACTGCCAGCTTAGACAATACAATAACTAATGCTTTTAAGCTAGGTTTGCAACTGCGAGCAACGGGGTCAAATCAGGGACTAGCAGACTCTTTGCAAGTTTTTTCTATTTATGGTCAAGGAAGNGGTTCAGCAGGTGTTGGTACAACTGTAGAAAAATCAAGAATTCTTATACAATTTCCAGTCGATGAGATTAGTGCAGCAAGAGATGATGGAACAATTCCCGCCTCTGGGAGTGTAAATTTCTATCTCAGAATGTTCAATGCTCGACACCCATTCACAGTTCCTAAAGAATATACATTAGTAGTGAACCCAGTGTCCCAATCGTGGCAAGAAGGTTATGGGTTGGATGCTGATTCTTATATAGATACTGGGTATTCAAACTGGATAGTAGCCTTGAGCGCTAGTGCTGGCACCTCAAGCTGGAGCGCAGAAGGCGGCTCCTATATGACAGGCACAATTGGCACCAGCAACGAGGTTTATACTTATAAGCAAACTTTCAAAACAGGAATTGAAGATCTGGAGTTAGATGTGTCAAATACAGTTGAAGATTGGATAGCTGGAGCAGCGCCATCAAAATTGCCCGGAAATTTTGGATTTGGAGTGTTTCTAACATCTAGTCAAGAAGACGGAAGCGAGAAAAGGTCCTACTACAACAAGAAGTTTTATGCAAGAGGGACAGAATATTATTTCAAGAGACCTGTAATTGAAGCGCGGTGGGAAGATTTCAAAACAGATGACAGGGCAGATTTTTATCTAAGCAGTTCTCTAGCGCCAGCATCTGACAATTTGAACAATCTATATTTATATAATTACATCAAGGGAGCACCAAAAAATATACCGGATGTAGGAGAGAACAAGATACGTGTTAGCATATATTCTGGAACTACTGGACCCGAGGGGGATAAGATTGGTCTTTCCATAGGCGGCGGGGTTGCTTCTGTTGGAGATACAAATATCACTGGCAATTTTGTTTCAACAGGAATCTATTCTTGCTCTTTTGCCTTTACATCATCAATTGCCGCGACAGAATATCTTTACGATGTATGGCACAGCGGTAGCGTTGAGTATTTNACAGGGTCAGGGTTCAGCCCTAAAGACTTGACTCAACATAGTAACAATTTAGCTGATGGTTATGTGATAAACATAACAAATTTGAAACCTTACTATTCAAAAGCTGAAAAGGCTCGCTTCAGAATATTCACTAGATCACAAACGTGGAATCCAACTATTTACACTAAGGCAACAACTGCAATCGAGCCTACAATCTTGAGAGATGCATACTACAAGATTACTAGGCAACTAGATGGAGTCGAAGCCATTGGTTATGGGACGGGGAGCATAAAATATACAAAACTGTCTTATGATGCTAGTGGAAGTTATTTTGATTTAGACATGGAGTGCCTAGAAACGGGCTATGCGTATAACATAAACATCTTGTCTTATGAAAATGGAACAACTCACGAGCATTCAGAAACTTTTAAATTTAGGGTAGAATAGGCATGCCAAAAATAAAAGATTTATTCAACAAGCACGATAGCTCAGGAAAAGTCTTATCTGCAAAAAATATAAATGATCTCACATCAAGTCAAGACGCTGAGTCTTTTGGCTATATTGAAGCCTATCAAGAAGAAAAAGACAGATTCNTACCAGAAGTAGATTTCACAAAACCAGAAACTTTTGTACGCTATGGGTCTGCTGAAAAATATTACGAAAACGCTATTCAAGCCGTTCATCGAACTTATCCATACGACGGTTCACACAAAGAAAAAACAGAATGGCACAATTCTGCATCATATTTTGACAACTATGTGTTCGATGAATTGTACCCAAGAACAAACGGGTACTATGTACAAGATCAAAGCACCAGCCCCACCGCGTATAAACAAAATGATGATGGTACTGGTGTGGAATTCTTCGCTCAAATCCACACTGGACCGTTGTACATTAGTGTGAAGGGTGGTCCTAATAAAGCAGGAGCGGCGGACACTCTTGACCAACAACCAAAATCACAAACTTATTCAAAAGCCTCTTCAAAAACATCATATACTCAGACATCAGCAAACATTTATGATGCAGAAAGGAAAAGAGCATCAAATCTTTCCATTGACGGAGCAGAGGGCAACACGGTAGAGTTGTGGGTCAAGCCCACGTCGGTAGCGCATGGTGTGTTGTTTGATTTATGGAATGATGATGGGGGCACTACAACTGCAATACGAAGTGGTAGCTATGGTAGATTCTTAATAGATAGAAGATATTATTATCTCAATACCGGCGGAGGCACCGGAGGCGCACAATTCACATTGGTTGATGGCGCTAATTTCCATTTAACATACATGTCTGGAACTTCCGGAGCCGAAAAAGTCCCAGTGCTCCCCTTTNCATCCGTTCCGCAGTTCACAACAGGGTCTTGGAATCACCTTGCATTTAGTGTGAAAAATGAGGGTAACTCCTTAAGAATCAAAACATATGTGAATGGAGAACCCATAGACTCAATTCTTACCGGCTCTTCGATTGGGGAAGTTACAGGGGCACTAAATGCTAATATTGGAGCTTACAAACATTTCCCTGACAACACCGTAAAAGCCATTGCTCTTGCACCAACTGCAAGANNTGATTTTAATGGGTTTAATCAACTTAATGGTGCGATAGATGAATTTAGATTTTGGAAAAAATCCAGAACCGCAAAAGAGGTTGGTAGAAATTGGTTTACACAAGTTTACGGAGGTGCGAATACTGATAATTCAAACACGGATTTAGGTGTATATTTCAAGTTCAACGAGGGCATCACTACAAACGCCTCATATGATGCCACAGTTTTAGATTATTCAGGCAGAATTTCAAATGGTACAATCGTGAACTATGATAAAACAGACATTCAGACTGGTCCACGACTTACTGGTTCTGCTATGGTAGAGTCATCTGCATCTCTTACAGAATTTAGAGACCCAATCATTTACTCGTTTCACCCCCAAGTATTCAATCTTAAGAAAGACAAGTCTGAAGAGGGAAGCGTTTACGATGCAAGAAACTCTTCTGCCATTCATACAACATTACCAAATTGGATCGCAGAAGATGACAAAGAGGTTGGAGCTTCAAATTTAGTTAAAATAATACAAATAATGGCTAGCTATTTTGATACCTTACAACTTCAATTAGACTTTTTGCCTCACGTAAAAGATGCAAATTACACAAAGTTTATGGAATTGAGAGCTAAAAATTATGCTGACGAGGGTAGCATATTAGTAACCGGCTCCAATGCATATCCCGCATATTCCTCCAGCTTTAGTGGTAAACCAAAACCTTTCATAAAGAATGCACTTCAATCTTTCGGGATTGATGTTCCGGAGATTTTTACTGATGCGGAAGCTTTAGAACAACTTAGCTCAAGGGACGAAGATAGAGAATATAAAGACAAGCTTTATAACATAAAAAATCAAATTTATCAAAACATCTATAACAATTTGAATTTTATTCTAAAGTCAAAAGGAACAGAAAAATCTTTTAGAAATTTAGTTAGATGCTTTGGTGTGGATGAAGAATTAATTCGTTTGAATTTATATGGGAATAATGTAGATTTTGAACTAAAAAACAATTTTAGATCCTCTGCGTTAAAAAAGACATATGTTGATTTTATGGATGTTGATAGACAAGCAGCTACAATTTACCATTATACATCTAGTGTAAATAATAATACAAACGCATATTCATACATACCTTCTGCACTAGCATTGGTTTCTGGTGGTTTTGGGATGACTTTCCAATCTGAAGTTTACTTCCCATATAAGGGAGACCCCGGAGATCCTTTTTATCAACCATTTGAACAACTGTCATCATCGCTGTACGGTATGCACACAGCAGTAGAAGCCGAAGGCGGATCTTCGGGTCAAGCAAACACAACTTGGAATGACCCGGATGTTTCCGAATTTAAAGTATATGCGGTAAGACCAGAAAGAGATTCACGCCATGCTTATTTTCAATTGACAAGTTCTGCAATGGGCATAAATCTAACAAGTAGTGTATTCGATTATGTTTATGATAATGAAAAGTGGAATTTTGCGGTTAGAATAAANCCCACAAAATATCCATGGGCAAACGCCTTGACAGGAACAAATTCTGGCACTCTTGATTCTTCAATTGCTGCCGATACTGATCTGACATATGAATTATCTTTTTACGGCGCACACGCTGATTTAGATACCATTGTGGATGAATTTAGTCTCTCGACAACAGTCAACGCTAGTATTGGAGACAATTTCATGTCCGGATCCAAGCGTATGTACTTGGGAGCACACAGAACAAACTTCTCAGGAGGCTTGCTGCAAGAGTCGGACGTAAGAATCTCCACAACTAGAGCTTGGATGGATTACTTGACGGATGAAGAACTTGGAGTTCATGCAAAAAATGCAGACAGTAAAGGAGTTCTTCATCCATATAAAAGCGCTTTTGTTTTTCAAAATAGTGTAAAACCTTTTGATATCCCAAGATCAGAGCTTCTAATTTTTGAATGGGATTTTACAAATGTCACTGGATCTGACGCTGGCATCAGCGGGGTACCAACCACTTATGATGCTCGCTTTGTTGTCGAAGATATTTCGTCTGGCTCTACAACACAAAATTTTGCCGAGGGGATTACAGATGATCGATATGGCGCTCTGAGAAATATTGTTCAAAATCAATTTACAGGTCGTGGTGATTTTTTCGAGCCAAATAACGAAAAAGTGGTCGATCACATTTATGCAAATTCAGCAAAACTAGATGCACCAGAAGTAATAAATAGTTCTGATATGATCGAGATTCTCAACCAAGATGATCTTAAATTTACTAGGGACAGTAGACCAATAGACTATTTTTATGCGGTAGAAAAAAGCATGTATCAAACCATATCTGATGAGATGCTACGAATGTTTGCCACAATTGCTGATTTCAATAATTTGATTGGCGAGCCCGTAAATAGGTACCGAGGTCAGTATAAAGACATGGATAAGTTGAAAAGCCTATTTTTTGAAAGTATAGGCAACTCTCCTGATCTAGATAAATATGTTGATTTCTATAAGTGGATTGATGCAGCGATTACAAAATTCTTGGAACAGCTTTTCCCAGTATCAGCAAACTATGCAGATGACTTAAGAACAGTTGTCGAAAGTCATGTTCTAGAAAGAAATGCATACAGAAATAAATTCCCAACATTAGAAACCAAGCAGGAAGACCCAGAAGTCCCAGCGCTTGGTATCAATGAGCTTACATATAACTGGAAATTTGGGCATGCCCCAACAGATGTGTCTGATGACAAAAAGCAAAAAGATAACTGCTTATGGTTTAATCAAAGGGCAGAAAAAACAATCGCTGCCCTAAGCTCCAGTGTTGCCTCTGTGAACACAGGTAGACAAACAATTTTAGATAGAGCGACAACAGACAATAGTGGATCATATCTAAAAAGATACGAAGGGTCAACCTATGTTCTTCGTAAATTGTCAAAACCATACAGAGAAGGCGTTTCATTCACCAAGCAAATTAAGGGTGGTGTAAACTTTGATGCAAATAAAAAGGTTGATTATTGGAAAGGGTTTCTACAATTCGGAAATCAAAATGTAGTATTGGTCACTGGAAGTCAATTATATGTAGACGACAGGCACACTGACGACCGCCACTGTGCTGACAATGATGAACTTAGAAACAAAAATAAAGTAAAATCATCATTCGGTTACAAATATAGTGTTACAGCGGGTGCCATTTTAGATGTGCAAAAAATAAACACAATTGTACCTTTTAATCTTTACACCACAGGTTCTACTACTGATGTTTATTTAAACAGTTGGGAACCCGGAGGCAGTGGGGATCCAAAAGACCAAAAGGTTGTTGTTGTAAACCACCATCATGATGGATATGGAACTCTTGCGGAAGAGCCAATGCAAGGGACCTTTACAGAAAGGTGGGAAGGTGGAAACCCACATAGACACGTCAGAATAAATGACGGAAGAGATATTACAACAAACTCCATGCATCATAGACCAGAAGCTTGGAAAATAGTCTTGCCTCCAACAGTGCACTCCCAAATGCAGTTCAGAAATCATTATAACGGCGCTGTCGGTGCTTTGGGTGGTATAAATGCTCCTTACTATAGAGATTTTATAGCAAAAAGACCCGTTGTAATCAAGAATATTTTGCAAACAACAGCGACTGTTGACACTCGTTTGGATGGTGCTCTTTTTCACGGACCAGTTGGAAATTATTCTCACCAATACGATGTTTTACAAACCTCTGGTAGAACAGCAAATAATAAATATTTTGTAGAGCAGCAAGGGGTTGGTTTTGGATATACAAGTCAAACACTGCTGCCCGGACTGCTGCCAACACCTGAGATATCTTTTGTAAGAAATCTATTTTATGATTATCAACTGGCGGAAAGAAAAACAACAGATACAGTCTTTGTTGAAAGATTCTCTGCGCCGGGAAGTTACGAGGCAATGTCTCGTGGATATCTAGACCCGTTTGCAGAAGAGATGTCTGCATACAACGCAATGCCATTTAGAAACTTATCTGTTAGAGGGATTGGGGCATATAAAAAACAAGTCCAGACCCTTGGTGTCGAGATAAGCACAAACACTTGGTCAACCTCTTCGCTTGGCTTAACGTCACTGCTTTCAAGACGGACAGCATTTGGCGGGTATGATAATCAGGCATCCACCACTCCCGCTTTCCATAAAACATATAGGAACAGACTGCGTAGAATTGAGATGAACAACGGTGCAACATATCTCAACCCGGATGGAACTGTAAATCAAGATTATGCAACAGGCTCCACGTTTGATAATGGGTTTATTACCCACATGATTCCAAGAAGTGATTTTCAGTATTCTTGGATCACAGCGTCTGTGTTATCTCAGGACCCATCAAATGGATTTGGTCTTGGCTACTTTCCATACAGCGGTAAAGTGTCCTCTTCTGCTGGTGGATTTGAATCTGCTGTAAACTTTGCCAGCGCCAGTAATTTTGGCGCGGTTGGTAGTTCCGGAGTGACTTATGGCTACGGGATAACATTATTGCAAGCAATTGGCACCGGGGTCAGGTTTTTACCGGTAGATTTTGCGGGTCTAAACACTATTGTAGTTGCAGATTCAACACAGTTTTCTGACAACACGATACAAAATGGTCTCTTGGACAATGGACAAATGGGCCCCAACGGAATAGGTGAAAGTGTTTTACTGAACGCAGGTCTTCTAAACGCTGGTGGCGGAGTCGGTTTCCCTGTCTTTAAGCAAATTAGAAACATGTATCATCCAATTGTAAGACACTTAAAAGACACAAATACATATTCATTGTCAGTTAGAAACCCTAAGCCTTTTATAAGCAAAAACAAGGGTCATGCAACAACACTTTTTAATTCAACAATCTTTCCAAAGTTGAATTATAGAGATTTGACTGACAACAGCTATCAAGGTCTAAAAGGCAAAACACATGACATGTTAGGCGCAGAACTGACAATACAAAATTATATTGAGCCTCCGCTGTCTTCAAAATACAAGCCAATGCGACACGCTCTAAATGTAATAAACGATAACAAAGAAATCGCACCACTTTCAATTGACCATTCATATGCTAATAATTTTGATTATTTTGCAAACCCAGACCTAATGAATGACATGAATACTGCGAATAGAATTGAGCCACCGGGACAGCAGGTATATGATAACTTATTAGAGTTCACAGTAAAGGGTACAGTCCCACAAGCGTCAAATCCAATAAAAGGGTTTAGGCACTTAATCTATAAAGAAACAATATACCCAAAAGAGCAACACACCTATTTGGCAAAAACAAGAGGAAGAACTTCATACAATGAGGACATAACCTCAACTGACTATACTTCAATTCTTGGAGATCAAAGAACGTTCTGGAGAGACGCACTAGGAAATAGACAAAGAACAGATGGCGTAGCAAGAAACGCACTTGGTTATACTGAAACGCTTATCACACTATCACCCCCTGTAGTGGGTACGCCCAGACCGGAATTCGCCACTGCTTTTAGTGTTCACCCCCTTGATGTTGGAGATAGAATGACAGGGGCAACAATTGATTACTCACAACTCACAGGGACGAATCATGGTGCACTTTCTGTAGATAGCTTTAGCACATCAATGTTGCAATACCAAATAGATAGAACCGCATTATTGTCCCCAACAGCCTCCTTCACTTACGAGTATCACGCTTTCATGTCGTCATCTGCGGCAGAAGGAGGGTCTGATGGAGAATTCTACTCAGAGTTTATTCCAAATTGGGACACAGGAAGACTGTCAGGTAAGAAGCCATGGTTCGATTCTTATGAAGAATATGCATCTGATATTAGGTTGTTTGGGCAAGACCACACGGTCCTCCCAGAATTTAGAATATCTCAACACATGGACTACTATCTAGATAAGGGTACTTTCTTTGGTGCTACGTCTAAAAATAATAAATACTTGACACTTGAGGGTGGGCACTTATCCCAATCTGCGGAATCTGAAACCGACCCATTTGATGCCGATTTCTTTGATATCTACACACACAGTGATTTTATCAAACACTTTGACGTTATTCGAGAACAACATGATGGGGTCGCCAAGCAAACCAAGATAACCGTAAAGTGCAGTGGAATTAAGAAATTATTGCCATACAACGGCTTTTATCCAATGAATAGGACAGTTCAGCTAGGAAGCCTAATGTCACAATCATTTGCTCCGTTTCTAGAAGGAAGTGAAATTTTCTCTTCTAATCCAAACACTGAAAGAGTGAGTGCGTTTATGCAACCTTTTTTCAATCCGGGTATTCTGTATAACACAGTCAAATCAGGTATTGCTGTTGACTGGATGACATTTACTGGATCTACAAATATCGATAACTTTGGTGGTGCCGGGGGCGGAGATGTTGTCCAAACGGATACTGGCTCATTTAGAATACCATTTGAAGCGTTATTATATCCTCAAAATTATTTAGCATCAAAAAACAAATTGACCACAGTTAGTGACAAGCCCGAAAGAATAAACTACCTAGACGCCAGATTGTACACTGGTGCCCCACGAATTAGTGGAGCTTATGCTGTTTGGAACGGCAACAACAAAGACAACTACACATTAGCAATGAACAACTTTTTAGCTGAAGTGCCAAATTTCTTTTTGGAAGAGGGCAAGTTTTCAAACATAGAATCAACCTCAATGGCTAGTTTTCTATCTGGTGTCAATTATTATATGGATATCGAACTTTATAAAACACCAGATATGGTTATGTATGAAGGACCACACAGGTTAAATAATACTAGTTCACAAGGAAACNCCGCATCAGCAAGAGGAATTCATTATGGTCCACCGCTCTTACAAAGAATGGCTGACAGATCGACACTGACCTTTGGAATGAACAATGCTTTTCGTTGTGACCCAGCCAATGCTGCCTATACTCCACCATATTTTTATGGCAAGTCTACAGTTAGATGTAAATTTTCTCCACATGAATTTACAGAATTAGCACCAAACGAATCATTAGATGTGGGCGGAAAGAATTCTTCGTTTACTCTTAGTGAGATTGTTGGCTATATAGCAACTAGTGGATCAACATTTTTCAATAATTATGAATTAGATCAGAGCAATTACTTGACATTCGGAATTCTTGATCCCACCAAAAATGGACCGGGAGAAGGCGGCTCCAATACAGATCAGTTCTCTCTTGCAACAAGATACCAAATGCAAATAAATTCATCAATGAATCTTTTCAATGTGGTTGGAAAGCCCGTCTTTGCATTTGACGCTCTTGGAAGACCAACCACCACACAAGTTGGACAGGAAGAATCAAAATGGGTGATATCTCCCAAGTTCGAGTGTCCTGTCATGAATTTCAGTGGGAACACTGGAACAACATTTGCAGACGCAAACCTTCATACTCGTGGGATGTGGAGAGGATACGGAGAATTTCCTTCTTCTGGAGAGGGTATATATTACGACTTAACAGATCCATTTCCTACGTTTGCCCCTCCATTCAATGGGGGCAACCCTCTTTCTGCCTTGGGTTTATCACCAACTACAGAAGCACAGATCGGTTCATTGAGGCAAGTTTTGTTCCCCAATACTGAGGCGAAACGTATTGGGGAGATAACTGGAGAGAAAGAAATATTTGAAGCAGTTGTGGCGATACCTTTTACTGTGAATGGGGATAAAAAAATATTCTATCCATTAGTTCCTGCTGAAGATTTAGTCGTTGCAAAAACAAAAGGTCGCCATGTTGTAGATGCCATCTTAGGCAAGAGAGATCCATTAGATCCTGCGGTTTATACTCCGGGTCACTCTATTATTGATCAAATAGAAAGAATGCAGAAGTACGTCTTCCCGCCGTCTCTTGACTTTATCAATAACGAAAATCTAACCCCATTTCAAATGTATATATTTGAGTTTAGCCACACTTTAGATAAGCAGGACTTGGCTGATATATGGCAGGGAGTTATGCCAAAGATATCTGTAAAAGCCGAAAAACAAACTTCAAAGATAACTCACTTTCTTACAAACAATGAGTTATTGCTAGGAAAGTCAATCACAAAAGAGGTCAGATGGATGATCTTCAAGGTAAAACAGAGAGCAAAATATAGTTATAATAATGCTATAAGTAAAACATTGGGCATGGACAAATTTGTTGATGGGGCATTGGAGGAGACAACTTATAGCTATAATTGGCCATATGACTTCTTTAGTTTGGTGGAATTAGCAAAGATCGATGCTGGCGTACAAATCGGAGGCAATGTCCCCATAACACCACCAGATATAACTGTCGATCCAGCACCAGAAATAAATGATCCACCTAAGAAAAAGGATCCCGATTTAGCCAAAGACCAATCCTTTTCACCAGCGGATGTGAAGAAAGTCTTTCTCAATACAGGGGATATAGACAGGGGACAAACGGACAAAGAAGTTGAAAATAAAATAAATGATATTGGCAATGAACCAATATTATAGGGAGAGTAGAAATGACATTTTTTAACAAAAAAGAAGATGTGCTAGAAATAGAACTTACGCAATATGGCAAACAACTACTCTCCAAAGGAGAATTTGAACCTTACTACTATGCTTTTTATGATGATGATATTATTTACGACAATCAGTTCGCCGGAATGACAAACGAGACCGGAAGCAAACAAAACGAAATAGAGGTTAGAATCAAAGAAATGCCAAGAACTAAAACACAATACGTGTTTGCCGGTATAGAAACAGAAATACAAAGAAACAACATGTTGATAAGATCAGGGGAGTTCATCAATGAGGGGAACGCTGTGTTTGTTGGCAAAAAATCTCCAAGCATAAAAGAATTTGAAGTAAAAAATGATAGAAATTTTTCCTCATATAATTGTATAGCAAATTCTTCTTTGAGTAGCGATTTTATCCCAGCATGGAAACTGATGATGTACAAGGGTGAAATAAGTGGGTCAACTTCATTGCTAACTAGCTCTGCCGATGCGGTACCTAAAAAAATACCACAAGTAGATATAGATTTAGAATACATTATTTCAATACAGTCAGAGGAAGAAACAAAAGCTTTTAGACAAGCACAAACAGAAAAAAGAAAAGCAGCCTCCCGAGAGGAAAGNTTGAGAAATATACAAAGTGATTATGTTGTTGATGTGTTGGACTTTCCGGATGGGACTAGCATAAAAGTTGCTCAAAAACAACTTTTAATAAAGCTTGAAGAATTGAATGTAGACTTCAAAAATGATAATTTTGAAATTGAAGTGTACGAAATGACTGATTCTCTTGACATCACTAGCAGGAAAAAAGATATTTTGGNTCCTATGTATTTCCCTAAAAAGGTATTATCAAATTCCCTAACTGGAGAACCAAAACTCAAGATGCCAAATATAACGGGAGATACTTCTTTTATAAAATATTTCTTTGATATAAATGCTGATTTTGAAATAGCAGAACAAGATATTTGCCCAGTCATACAGGACGAAAGAAAAGACGGTAATATTTATGATGACATGTACGAATGCCCAGACCTAGATGTAATCAGAAGAACTGTAGAAAGTAGTCTGGAAGATGTTTATGATAGTGGAGTAACAGAAGAAGAAATCGAGGAGTGCTAGAAAGTGGCAGTATTAAGTAACGACAAGAGTATTTTTGGTAATATTGTACCATCGATATACATTAACAAAGTAACTTTAGAGAACGGGAGATCCGTTTTCCGCGCAGATAAAAAAGATCGTATTCTTGCACACACAAATAGAAAAGCTCCAACAAGTATTTCTGAAGGGATTCAAACTGGAATAGAGGAATACTACGAAGAATTTAGTTATCCAATCCCCACAGACAAATCTTTAAAAATAACTGTTGATTATGTGATAAAAGATGGTATTGATGGATCAATAGGGGAGCTTTTATCCACTTGGTCCAACGATGGAGATCTGCAAAACTACACTAATACATATTTTGTTTTATTAGAAGATACCTTGGCGTCTAAAATCCTATCAGTAGGATCAAATATAGATACAGAAAATAACAAAAGTATTTTGAAATTCAATCTAATGTTTGCTATCATACCTCTAATACAACAAGGGCTTCTAACAGAGGAAGAGAAGCAAAAACTAATTGGAATGGGTCTAAAAGAAGAATCTTTCCAAACACCATATTCGGGTCTTCAATATAAGTCGGGAGCAAACGCCACAAGTGTTTCTAGCCAAGTCTTATCTTTCGTTGAAAAAAATACGATAACAAGTGAAAAAATGACACTAAAAGGCGTCCTACAACAATCTGCCCTATCTGCGGAACTAGAAGTGGACGACAGTGGAAAAAAGATAAAAAATTATCGGTTTAGTAAGACTTATCAATATTCAACAGATACACCAAATAATTTGTCTGTTGTGGCTGCATGTTCTCTAAACTTGCAAAATATGGAAGACACGTTTGGGCTAGACCTTTCGTTTCTAAAATTGAACAGCCCCACAGTGGGAAAACGAGCCGTACAAGATATATTTCGCAATGGCAAAATAGCGAGCACAAACTTCATTTATATGCTGAAATCAACTTCAGAAATATGGACCGGTCAAGTCTATAAAGTAAACAACCTGTTCTACACAGAACCAGACGCAGCAACCGCACAAGAGTTGGTGAAAAAAGCAGTTTCTAACAATAAAATACAAGATTTTAGAATTTCTGAAGAAATACAAAAAATAAAATTTAATTTATCTTTTTTACAAAGCAACGAATTCTCTTTAGCTAATGCACATAAAGTAACGAGAGACAAGACTGACGCTTATAAATCGCCACCTTATTTTACAAAAAATTATGTTTCTAGAGATTTTGATGGAAATGCTAGATTTATGTTCGGGGTTGATTATTATTCGCTGGTTAGAGACCTTACTTTATATGGTGGCATATTGCCCAAAACAACAAACGTTTTTAGCCTAATGTCACACAGGTTGTTTGCACAAGTATTGAATATGTCCATAAAAAGAAAGAGAGTTGATGTTGTTCCACGATCAAATAGATTGGGGACATATAACGCTAAAGAGATACCTTTCAAAACTGGCTACTTGGGGGAGCCACACATTGATGCCGAAGAGGTAATCTCCACAATAAGCATGGGATCTGAAAAGATTTTACAAAACGGAATGGCAGGAGATTTTAGCTCAAACCCCACAGCAAATACAAACAGTATACAAGAAGTAAACATCACAGCACCAGACATGGGGTCTGATGTAGGCACTCTTGGGTTTAGATATTTTGCAGCCGATGATTTTCAAATCAAAAACTTTACAGATGGTAAGTATCAATATGGAATAGAAATGGAAATATTAGATCGATCAAGCATCTATATAATCAACAGTGTTATAAAATTGATCGAGGCTTACAAAGCACTATCCATTTATTACACATTGGCGACAACGCCAAATATCTATTATAATACGCGCACAGGAAAATTCAATGACACACTAAACCAAAAGTATTCCGGTCAGGAATTCAAACCGTGGGAGTATGCTAGTAACAGACTTACAAATGTTATAAACGAATACAAGCTAGATTCAACAACGTTTGACAGCGAGTCCACTAAAGAAAGATTGATACTAATGACACGACCTCTAACTGGGACACCAAGAGGGATTGAGACTTTGCTGAATTTATTGTTAAACGCGGCAGCAAAATTAGCACAAGTGGTAGGAACTTCTTTGAACTCTTCAGCAATTAGTCAAATTGCGGCTGGCTCTACAAAATTGGCGGTGTCGGCAGATAATGTGCTGTCAAGCAGACCCGATAAAAGAATTATAAAAATTCAATATTGGATTGATGATATTTTTGACACGGAAGTTCCAAAAAAATATGGATATGACTTCCTAACACCAACCGGCAAATCATTTACATCATCCGGCAGGGGATTGTTGACAATCCCCGGACAGGCATTCAATGAAAGACTGAGGCAAGAGATGTTAAAATATTTCAAAGTAGAAAACCCATCGTCTTTTGACATGGTGGACACAGACACAGGAGAGTCGGTTGTGCCGGGGACTATATACGATAGTTTGTTCTCTTACTTATCTCCTTCTGCCATCAACATCGGAGTCTCTTCAGGAGGAGACACAGAAGATGTTACTGGGAAGACGCCCCCTCAATACTCTCTTTTGCAAGATTCAACACCATTCCAAGGCTCTCCTGTCGCACAACCATTTTACGATAAGAAGGGGTATAGTTATATGGCTACAAAGATAATGAACTACAACAACACCTCTATTCTTCCACCTTATGATACGTCTGTAAATCAAAACACCAAGACGTTATTATCTCAAGCGGCAGATAAGATGAAATACCATGCACAACAAATATTAACTAATAAAAACTGTGTAGCAGTGATGGATAATGTATTAGCCAATTCCCAAGATACAACAATTGATAATTCAGGTCTTTTTATGTCACTTTATTTAGGAAAAGAAATAGATGATACTGACCCACTAGAAAATAACAATATAAAACTGAGTGAGGTGCAGGACAATCCTTTAAGCATATCATATAAAGGCGGCGCAGAAGTATCGACTTTCTTGAGCTTTATATATGGTTATTCTAGTCAGTGTGGAGGTTTAGCGTCTACTAAAAAACCATCACAAGAGACGAACTCTAAAGAGACAAACTTTGATTTTAGATATTTTAATGTAACCCTTCAATCATCAAACACTAGACCAGTCCCAAACATAATTGGAAAAGTAAAAAAAGATTTATTGCAGCAAGATGGCATAATGAATGTTGCCAAGATGAGGCAAAGGCTTAGAGAGTTACCAAATCCAATAAAAGCGTTGATACTTCAAAACAACCCAGATGCTAGAGTGAGAAGCAAGTGGGGAAATTTAGATGGCAATCCGGCAACAGATCCGTACTATAAAGCAGTTTTTGGGTTTAACTATCGCAATATAAAAAGGGTAGAATACTTAGCAGGATTTGAAAGGGCTACTCCCCCCCCTTCAACTCCGATGGAATTTTCTGTTGCCATGGTAATCGATACTCCGCCTGATGTGCCTCAAATTAATAGTCCAATATGGAAGACCCTAGATGCCGAGACATATACATCTTCCATAGGTAAAAAANTGTTTTGTAGACTTAGGACGTATTCAAAGCCAGAGCATGGGATTGTTCCAATGGAGTGTTTGGAAATGCCTGTGTTCGATGAGTTTTTTATACTCGAACCTTCCTCTTATGACGGGAGCTTCACCCAGTCATCTCCGGTCTCAACACCGCCACCGGTAATAACCGAAGATGACAACCCAGCGGATTACGCAAATAGCTTGCCTCCAATTACAGAACCGACCGAAGAGGAAAAAATACAAGCAGAGAAAAATTCTATAATTACAGACGGCAATAGTGCCCTCAACCCTGATAATCCCGTTGCAGGTCCGTTTGGAGGGATGAATCTTCAAGGAATTTTAGGTGGACCCGCAGGTGGTCCACCCGCAGATGATTACCAAGAAGAAGCCATTAATATGGAGAAAATCTAATTAGAGAATAAAGGAAGCATCTAGATCCATGACACTACAGATACCAAAACCGCCCAAAATACTTATAAACCCCAAAGACCTAAAGACTGGTGCTGTAGAAGTCCCAGAGACTTTCTCTTTTATACCGTTGGGGATAACAAATGAAAAAAAACTCATTATTGGCACAAGTTTTTCTGAAAATGGGACATCTCAAAATAGATTAAATTTTGATTATGGAACATTCTGGGGAGGGGCTGGTGGCGATGTTGCAGATACACTTAGAGACATAGGCGGGAAATACTGGACTTTTACAGATGATAAATCAAATATTGTCTTCTTGAGTAACGATATAGGAAAGGTAAAGGGAAAAGATATCCCCGGTGCCGACCCCGCAAGAGCACAAATCCCATACTCGGTTTACTATGAACAACCAAAATTATTAAACAACAAAGTGTGGGGGGAATATGAGCAGACAATGTATATAACACCAGACTCAAACTGGTTGTATGGAACTTTTGCTCAAGGGGTTTTTAATGTATCTAAAGACGAAATAAAACAAACTTTTGGAGCGATGAGTAACGAAGACATACTGAGCATGACAAACGCCACAATAAAGGAACACGGCGTACAGGGCAGCAACCTAAATTTACAGGAATCAGTAGATATTTACATCGAGAAAGTTATAGAAACACAATCAGAACAAATTTTGATGTTGATACAAGATTGGTGGAAAAGAAAGTTGTCAATTCTCCCCCCACCAGTGGGCTCTGAGGTATCCAAAGGACCCTGTGCAGCCCTGTTAGATTTTGCTGAATTGAGTGCAAATGATCCAAGTATATCGAACACTTTTGGACCTCAAGAAATATGCTCCCCGTGGCTAAATCCAAACCAACAATACATTGATCACGTTGTAGATTCTTATACACCAATTGTAGAAGATCAGAGCGAATTATCACAGATGAATTTAGGTATAAAAACACCTTTTTTCTCTGTAAGNTCGGAGTACAACTTTTACATAAAATCATACGAAGATGCAATAATGGATCACAATGTCCCAGAAAACTTGCTGCCGAATATGTATGTTTTTATTGCTTCGTTTGCGTCAAAGAACGTAACAGACGAACATCCTGACTTCTTGAGGTACGAAAGAATAATAACTTTGGACGGTATAGTTAGCGAATTTAGTTACGACGCTTTGAAGATAAACGAAAACAATATACTAGAAAACAATAATCTTAAAGAAGCACCAGCAGCTTCGGGGCAATATTTCAATTATTGGTCTAGCAATTTGACTAATGAGATAAAACAATTTCCAAATAAATTGAACATACTGAATCAGAGTGTAGGTAAAAAGCAAAACTTAGTATTCTATCCTATGCAAGACACCGATATATTACAGAATTATAATGATCAAAAATTTATGTTCCCAATGTATAATGAATTAGAATTTAGCACTGGTGTTACTAATGTTGTTGGCGACACACTGAGGCAAACTGCCTTGTCCAATCATTTTATGAGGTACTACTCAATAAATAACAGCAAAAGGTTTTCAGACCAATCTCTTTTTGATAACAATTCAAATGTCATGAGGGAAAAAATCCCTTTTACCATTGTAGAAAAGAAAACAAGTTTTTCTAATTTTGAAGGAGATAAAAAAACCACCTCCGAATTGCAGATAGACACTAACACACTTGTAGACACAACTAGTATGATTGCGTTTTTAGCCTCTGTAGACTTTGGCAACTTGATAGGAGATGGGAAAGCTGGATCTGTTAGCAATTTTGGACTGACTCAAGAGCAAATTGACTATGTAAAAAGCACTTTCAATAGTTCTGATTTAAAAAATATGTTTAGTGAAAATTCAATCTTTGTTGCAAAAGACGAAAACGAAGAATTTTTACTTTCTAGCCCATCCAATGAGATGCAGAGAGTGATGTTGTCTGCTATTTTATATGGAAAAATAAAAAAATTAGAAAAACAACACCACCGATCTTTTGCTGCTATGATGTCTGGCGACAGCAATTATACAGAGACCATAATGTATGAGGTGGGAAAAAGACAAGTTGGAGAAGACGGAACTGTTGGCGACCTAATACAAGAATACTACTTCTTAAACTCAAGTGAAACAGATGTTATAAAGTTTATTGATACTCAAGTTAGCTATGGAATACAATATCAATATGATATAACTGCAATTGTTTTATCATTTGGAATGAATTATGAGTATAAAACACCCGAAATCATTTCAGAGATGAACTTTGATGGTACGGATTATTCTGATATCGCAAAATATTCTGAATCACTCCCCGGCACAGGCACAGGTCCCCTTCGTCAGCCAACGGAGCCAAAACCACAGATTGACGTTAATAAGAAAAGTGTGTTTGCGGAAGGCTCCACTATATTAGCTAGCGATGTAGATCCCACTGATAGGACTGGTGCTGAATTGAATTTTGATTCTGAAACTTTGACACTGACAGAAAACTTATTTGACAGCAAAAAAGCGTATAATAACATATTCACCAGTGCACATGTTGATCCAACAATAAGTGAAATAGGTGGCAATTTCATGACAGCCAAAGTAAAAATTAGATACCGCCCAGACTATAGGTTACTTAGACTTAGTTATGGGTCTTCTAGGGGTGTAGTTATAGACAAGCCCCCTGTGTTTCCGGATGCTCTCATAACTCCGTACAAAGGTCTAAATAATAAATTATTGATCAACCTTAATCAAAATGTGGGCGAGTATTCTATGAAACCAATCATAATCGACCCAGAAGAAAAGGAGCAATACCTAAAAATTGCTGAATCTCAAAAGGTAAAAATAACCCCGTTCGATTCTGAACCACCAATAGCGTATAAGAGTGATGATCCTTTAGGAGATGGTGGATATTTTGAAGTCTACAGAATAGACAAGAAGCCATCAAGCTATTTTGATTTCGCGGATAACTTACTAACCACCATTGATGGCTTCCACGAAGCAGAGGTGGGTCATGTAAGCACAGATTCAGCGTCACTAAGAGACGATATAAAACCAAATAAGAAATATTATTATATGTTCAGAGTGGTAGATGTTCATGGACACGTCTCTAATCCCTCTCCTATATTTGAAGTAGAGATGGTTGACGACGGTGGCACAGTATATATGATACAAAATATTGTTGAACTTGACGAACCTGACATAAAAGAAGTTGGTAAAAGTTTCAAAAAATATCTACAAGTAAAACCAGTCTTTCAACAGACGTTACTAAGTGTTCCAAATAGCGATAGCCCTCTTCCGTCTGCATATGACTATGGGGAGATCGGAACAGAGGGCGATATAAATCTAGGCACTGCACAAACTGCTTTATGGGGCAAAAAATTTAAGATAAGAATTACTTCAAAGTCATCCGGCAAGCAAATAGATTTGAATATAACATTTACCAAAAAACAACAAAACAACTTAGCAGAAAATGCGGAAGGCGGTTTATTTTCAAAACACAGACCATAGTATTGGGATAATTGAAAAAAACTGACTATTTAAACAGTAGCACTATTTACAGAAAGAGGGAATAACATGGCTTTTTTAGATAACAGCGGAGATATTATTTTGGATGCCGTATTGACGGATACAGGTCGGCATAGATTAGCAAGAGGAGATGGCAGTTTTAGAATTGCAAAGTTTGCTCTAGGCGACGATGAAATCAACTATCAGTTGTACGACAAGAACAACGCCAGTGGTTCAGCTTATTATGATCTTTCNATCTTACAGACCCCCGTGCTAGAAGCTTTTACAAATAACACTTCTTTGATGAAGTCAAAATTGATTTCTGTTCCAAGAACAAACCTCTTGTATTTGCCAATAATCAAGCAAGTCACAGCAGGTTCCGTTGCAGCACCATATAGTGGTCTTGGTGATGGAACTTCTTATTTGATCTTGGTAGATGATGATACACAAAACGATGTAATAACTGCACAAGATGGCAACGCTGTACCAAATGGAGTTCTTTTTGGAGCGAGCCCTAATGATGAAGCAAATTACATTGCAGCACATCAAGGTTTGGACACAACTGAAATCCCACGAACTTTCCCATTAGATGCAGATTTAGTGGAAACCCAATACATTGTTGAAATTGATAATAGACTGGGGCAAGTTTACTCACCAAAGACTGCTCAAACAGCAAAGGTCAGTTTTATCGACGATGATCAGATCGCTAGTTATTATTTAACTCTGAACACTGACACGCTATATGTTGGAACTTTTAGTAACCCAACGAAAAAAGAACAAGGCGCAACCGCAGTCGCAGGACCAAGAGGGACTAGAATTTTATTTAGAATCAAAGCCTCAATAGATCTAAATTCAAGCACCTTCTTGTTTACACAACTGGGTGACACCATCACTGCTAGTGATTTAGGAATCGGTAGTGCTGGAACAAGTTTTTATTACATTGATTCAACAGTGAGAATTAGTGGGGCAACAACTGGGTATAGAATAGATCTACCAATCAGATTTTTGAAAAAGATATAGGATAAGGAAACAAAATGGCAACAACTTATAAAACATTTCTAAACAACGACATTACTTCAACTAGAACTCTATTACACGAGGCAATCCCAATCACAGGCACAATTGTTTCTGGGACTTATAACGAAGGATCTACAACTTCGTCTAATATCAAAAATTATGGACATGAAATGTTCCAATCTGTTTATGACTACCCATATCTCAGTTCTTCCGCAAACCACATATATGATATAACTTGCGGATATGCGAATGATTCTGCCCTCTCTAAGTCCTCTGCTGTTGCTGCGGATCAAAACAAAAAAATCAATATTTACAATCAAATGGCTCAATTATTGGTAGGTCATGATGTAACAGGAAATATTAGACAATTTGATCAAGATGGAGACATCGCAGGCGGTGGTGTAAAGATGAAAGAAGTATTTTTTGTCAACTTTGCTAGACTGCTAAACAAGGATGAGGTCAAGAAGGGAACCGTGTCGTTTTCATTCTATACAGGGGGGATTCCGTCTGCAAGGACTGATGCAAAATCAATCGCTGATCACAACGCTCAAAATGAATTTAGAATCAACTCTCCTGCTGGCGAATACGGCATTCTTTACACGTCATCAGCAACACCCAATGTGAACTCAGGCGTTGGTCACGTATATTACCAAGCTGGAATTGCTGTCCTTACATCATCCATCTGGGATGGCGAGTTTGGTTTCTCTGGTGCGGGATATGACACAGGCAGCGTAAACACTGTGTTGTCTGGTGCCACCATTTCTGCTTCTTGCGATAGTATCAGAAACTCTTGGCACAATCTTGCATTCAATAACACCACGGAATTGAACTCGACAATTTATTTTTGTAGAGCTAACCACAATGATTTCAATTATAGCACGAATCCAACCTACTTATCCGGAAGTAAAATAAGAGTAAAAACAAATACCTTTGATATGCCGGTATCTTACATAACAACTGTTGGTTTATATTCTGCTGACAATGAGCTTCTGGCAGTGGCAAAAGTTTCAGAGCCAATCAAGAAACAACCAGACACCGAACTCACTCTTAGAGTTAGATTAGATTATTAAAGCGCAGATATACTATTTATTTGTAAGCGGATAATAATTCTATGTTCTATTATACTTTTAAACAAAATGATACTTTCTACAATCGGATTGAAACACATCCTTATGTACAGTTTTATATAAATGATTCAAAGGTGTTTTATAACAACAAACAAGAAAGATCAGGGTCCTTTTCTGCAAACGAGAAACATGTATCACCCGGCTCAATCAGTTTGTATGAACTAAACATAGATAGACCAAGTGATAGCCTCATCTACCCCTTTATAACAAAAGGAGGCAGTAGAACATCTTTTAGGACTATTAGTACAAACGCATTCAACCAATTTCAATACGGGACTACAATCACAGGAACCTACCCTTTAGCCGCTGGCATATCAAGAGATTACTTAGATGGTGGTACAGTAGATATTGTCGGTACCACTGTTAACAAGCCAAGATTATTTGCACTAAAAAATACATTAAACTTTTACAAGAATCTAAGTGGTCACTATGAATACAGTTCTTCTTTTCTTGGATTTGACAAGGGGCAGCAAAACATTTCTATGATTAGCATTCCCTCTATTTTTTATGGGTCTTCAATAGACAAAGGCACAGTTAGTCTAAAGTTTTATATTACCGGAACCCTAGCTGCTGAATGCAAAGATATAAAGAAGAATGGAGAATTGGTCCAAACAGGTCCCGAAGGCTCAACAGGTTCTGGTTCAATCGCAGGGGTTGTTCTATACAATGAAGGATTTGTATTGCTAACTGGTAGCTGGAATATATCTTCTCATCAAGAGGATTATGTCGTTGGTGGGAGCAGCACAACTGCTAAATGGATCTATTTTGGAACGACGGGATCATACCCATCACATAATGTACCGTCATCAAGTTTTGACATGTCTTTTCAGGGGACTAATTATATTCCTGTTTTGACAATGTTAGCGCATGCACCCAAAGGGCAATTGAATTACTCCAGCAACCCAACATACATTGATTATAATTCTAGAATAACGACGTTTGGTAGCAAAACGAACTCAACTCAATTCAAAGAAAACCCCCGAATACCAATAAAAAATATTGTTTCGAGTTCATATGCTGATCCAACAGGGTCTTTTGAAAAACAAACATTTATTTCTAGAGTTGGAATTTATGACAAAGACAAAAACCTCATCGGCGTTGCTAAAGTTGCAAACCCTGTCAAAAAAACTGAAGACAGGGAGTTTACATTTAAGCTAAAACTTGATATATAATATATATGATTTTAGGCTTAGACATTTCAACAAGTATCATTGGCATAACAATTCTCGACAAAGACGGCAAAATTATAAAAACTGACGCACTGGATTTGCGAAATAAAAACCACTATCCAGACATTTATGCAAAATATCAAAAAGTGTTTGAAACAGTAAGACACCTTCGTCACCAAACATGGTATGAAGGTAGTGATATATTTTCTCACATTTTTATCGAGCAAAGCCTCCAAATGTTCCGCTCTGGCTTCTCATCAGCCAAAACCCTATCAACGCTCTCATCTTTCAACGGAGTTGTGACATATCTTTGCTTTAGGGAACTTGGAATAAAGCCAGAACATCTTTCCGCCTCATCTGCTCGTAAATCCTGTGGTATTACTATCAAAAAAGGCACAAAGGCAAAAGAACAAGTTGTTAAGTTTTTGCTTGACAGCGAACCTAAATTTACTGTAGAGTATACAAAATCAGGCAATCTCAAACCGAAATATTATGACATTGCTGACAGTATTATTATAGCAAAAGCAGGATACGAAATTTGTCAGAGCAGAAAAAAGTAAACATTCTCAGTGATGCCTTGGGTAGATATTATGCATCTGGTGAAGAATACATTTTTAAGTGCGGCTTTTGCAATCACCACAAAAAGAAACTCTCCGTAAACATACCAAAAAACAAATACAAATGCTGGATCTG